CACGCCCTACTACGCAGGGAAAGGCAGGGGCGCAAATTTCCCTTGCAAGAACCGTGCATATCGGAAGGGTTCTCCTCCTGCCGAGCGCGTACTTGTCGAGTTTCATGAGTCCGAAGATGACGCGTTCATGGCAGAGCAAGTTCTGGTTTCCGTTTACGGCAGACAAGATATTGGTACCGGTACGCTTCAAAACCGGAGCGACGGCGGGAGAGGTCCGTCCGGCTGGAAAATGTCTAAAGAGGGTCGGGAACGGCTGAGCCTATACATCAAAGAACACCCGGTGCCGCGAGACTTGAAAGCTCACAGTCGGTTGATGTCGGGGACGGGTAATCCGCAGTATGGCAAGAAAAGAGTTTTCGATGCAGGATGGAGAGCAAAAATCGCGGCGGGAAACACAGGAAAGAAACGTTCTGAAAGCGCAGTATTGAAGATGAAAGAAATCAAGAAGCGGTGGTGGGAAGAACATCGTCCCACCCACTGCAAACATGGACATCCGTTTTCAGGAGCCAATCTGATCGTCAACGAGAAAGGATATCGGATATGCCGGACATGTCGAATCGAGAAGAATCGCCAGTACCGTCAACGGGCATCGCGTTTATCATCGGTGCCTTCAACCGACCTGGGCGTCTGCGCACCTGCTTGTGCTCCATAGCGGATCAGACTTTTTCGGATTTTGAGGCTGTCGTGGTCGACAACTCTGATGATCCAAATTCAATTCAAAGAAATCGAGAGTTTGTTGAGTACCTGAAAGACCCGCGGATTCGCTACGAACACATCGGCCAAAGGGCGTTCGATCCGCGCGTTGGTATACGGAGTCTTTACGACGCAAGCGAGATCGGCGTGACAATGACCACAAAACCGTGGTTGTGTTTTCCAAATTGCGATTCGTACTATTGTCCGTGGTTCGCCGAGCGCATGTTGAACGCGGCGGAGCGGGAAAATTGGGAGTTTGTGTTCTCGAACATCGTCATCGGCCGGCCCGATATCGAGCACTACACGCTCGATTGCCAGCCCTGGGCCTGCGCCGTCGACAAGACGTGCTACATGTTCAAGCGCGAGTGGTTTCCCGCCGAGTGGCCCGGCAAGGTCGATCAGTATGGCGTGGCAGACGGTGTGCTGGTCAACACGCTGGTGGCGCGCGGCATCCGTGTCGGCAAGTTGTCCCAGGTTTTAGTCGTGCATAATTGAGATCGGAGCGTCAATGAACCCAGTTTTGATTCTGGTTCACAATTGCCTGGAACTGACCAAGCGCTGCGTAGAAAGCGTGCGCGCGCAAGATATCGAAACCAGGGTTGAGGTCATCGACAACGGCTCGACCGACGGCACAAGGGAATGGCTGTCCGCGCAGGGCATCGATAACATCGCCTTTGAAACCAATTTGGGCGTCAGCTTGGGTTGGAACCAAGGTTTGCGGTATTTTTTTGATGTGCCGCATCGAGCCGATCACGTATTCGTCGTAAACAACGACACCATCCTGCCTTCCTGGTTCCTCCGCACGCTTCTGGAGCGCAACGTCGATTTCGTCACCGGCATCAGCGTCGAGTCAATGGCTCAGATCGCCCATCCACCCAATGAGCCGCACCCGTTGGTGGAGGCACCAGATTTCTCGGCGTTCATTTTGCGCCGCGCCGCGTGGGAGCGCATCGGACCCTTCGATGAGCGCATGAAGAACTACTACTCTGACAATGACTGGCATATCCGTGCGCATCGTGCCGGGGTTCCGTTGTGGAATGCGGGATTGCCGTTCTATCATGAGCGCTCGTCAACCTTGAAAAATGCCCCACCCAGAGAGAAACGCAATCTCGAACTGCAGTCGGTAGCGGACAGCGAGGTATTCTACTCGATTTACGGCTGTTATCCGTGGCAATCAGAGTATGCCGTGCTGTTCCGGTAGGCAGTGGCCAGGCTTTAGTGGTCAGCGTTGCCTTGTAACTAGGGCACAGCCAGCAGCAGCATCGAAACAGAGCAGGCTTCAGTCATCGAAACGGAGTAGGCTTCAGTCGGCCCAGTAACGTCGTTTTGTAACAAGGGCACGGCCGGGCCAATAAAGTTGCTTTGTAACAAGGGCCCGGCTTCAACTAGGCCAATAGCGTTGCTTTGTAACAAGGGCACGGCTTCAGCCGGGCCAATAGCAGCATTAGGAGGGGCGGGCTTTAGCCCCTGCGGGCTCTTTTCCGCGAACCTCAACCGGGCATAAAAAGCCGGGAGGTTCGCGAAAGGCGCAAATAACTGAAATCGCGAAGGATAAAGGGTTCCCCGTGACAGCGGTCACAATTGTAAACGGTAGAAAAGCCGTGGTTCGCAAAACGTGGTCTTTAGGTCCTTTCATTTCAATGCGCTAAAATAGGCGCTGTCGCAACGCAGTTTGAGTGCACCTGCTGGGTGCAACCACATGGATTTGCGGATAGCCTCGTATTCGCCGGTGTCGCAACGCAGTTTGAGTGCACCTGCTGGGTGCAACATCAGACACCGGTCTGTACACCGCGTTGGGCAACGGTCGCAACGCAGTTTGAGTGCACCTGCTGGGTGCAACGTCGATGGTCTTCGACCTTTACGACTCTATCGAGTCGCAACGCAGTTTGAGTGCACCTGCTGGGTGCAACGGAGACAAGTAATGCTTCCGGGCCCAAATACAGCGTCGCAACGCAGTTTGAGTGCACCTGCTGGGTGCAACCCCTGCACGTTATGCTTCGGTTGGCTGCGCTTGAGCCGCGATGAAGTTCGAGTGCATCCATTGGGTGCAACCTGGACAGCTCTGCAAGGGAACGCAGCGCGGAGTGCCGCGATGAAGTTCAAGTGCATCCATTGGGTGCAACAGGTTGGCGGCGATGTTGTCAGTCTTCTGGTCGAGCCGCGATAAAGTTCAAGTGCACCTGCCGGGTGCAACAAGACTTTGTCATCCCGGAAGCGCGCAAATGCCGCGATGAAGTTCGAGTGCATCCATCGGATGCAACGAGATTAGACCAGTACTGAAATGCCAGCGCATGGGCCGCAATGAAGTTCAAGTGCACCTGCCGGGTGCAACTTTTGATACCCCGGAATAAACCGCCTCATTGACCGCCGCAATGAAGTTTGAGTGCACCTGATAGGTGCAACAACTGATAGGCTATGGTGCCCAGCAGGCAACACACGTCGCAATGCGGTTTCAGTGCATCCATCGGATGCAACTTCAGCGTGATTTTCCTGTCGTTAGAAATGATTTAGCGCAACCAAATTTGCCGCCGTTCTGCGCACTGCATAAATAGCTCTTGCGTTTTTGCTGGCATTGGCCCATGTTTTTGAACAGGTAAGGAATAAACATGGAACAGGAAACCGCATCCTTGGCCAGCGAATCAAAACCGGCATCGAAGGGTGGCACGGCCCGCATGAGGAACCTGCCGCCCGCGGAGCGCAAGGCGCTGGCATCGTTGGCGGCAAATGCCCGGTGGCGGCCAAAGAAGCAAGATGGCGGTGGCGCCGCTCCGCCTTTTGAGCCATCTCCAGTACCACCCACTGAGCCAGCGCCGGCCGCATCCCGGCGCGGCGTTCGTGCTCCGGGCAAGCGGGCACGGCGTGCGATTCCGGCGCCCAAGGCCTTCGGAGCGGCGCACAGCTACGCTGAGAAGCGCTTGGCGCAGTGCATTGAAGAGCGGGCCTATTACGCCAATATGTGGGCGGCGCGCAACGCCGAAATTCCCTCGCTGGTGCAAATCATCGCCGCGCTCAAAAACTCGCGGAATCCGTCTCTGGTCGCCACGGCTTCGCCCGAGGCTCCGGTCATTGGCGCACCCTGGGCAAATGAAGCGCAGCAAGCGTATGCAGGCGCAGGGCCCACGCCCGCGCAGCAACTTGCAGCCAGCCGGGTTCGCGGCGGCGCCGTGGCTGTCGACCTCGGCACGTCTGAAGACGATGAAGACCGCTTCCTGCGCGAGAGCGGTCTCCCCGGCGGGGAATGGCATTAGTCGCCAATCCGCACAAAGCCGCTTTTTGTGGAGGGTTCCAGATTACGATGGCACGGTCCCCGAAAAACGCAGGGTATAGGCCAGTCGCAACCTGAGAGTTGCATATCCGGCAGATCCTTCATTGCCGTCATCCGGTCCAGCTTGCGCGCGGCCAGGTCCAGAATGCGTTGTCGCGCGGGCTTTTCGGGCACGGCAATATCCACCTTGAAGCAGACCTCGCTCAGCACGCCGTCCTTGAGCATTGCTTCCAGCCAGTCGTGGGTCGCAATATCGTCAAAGTCCTCTCGCCAAACCTCAAGCCAGGTTTCTTTGAAATCGTCGGCAAGATTATGCTTTTTGCGGAACCGCAGTTGCCGGTTTTTGGGATGCCGCAAGCCCCGGGTCCAGGATGAGTGATATTTGCCTTTGCGGTGCTGCCCCAGCAACACCACGCCCATCTGCATGGGCAGGTTGCAGGCGCACACGTTGCCCAAGCTCTGCCATGATCGGCACAGGCTGTAATGGCGGTCGTCCGACCATGAAGACGCAAAAACAATGCGCCGCAGGCGGTCACCCGCCGCGTTCATCAGCACGCCTGGCGTCCACGTTATCTCGTTCAGTATCTGGGTTGGTTCAGGCGCCGTCCATGGCTCATCCTTACGCAGCGCCGTCGTTACCACGTCGGCCAGCGCGGCCAGATGGATCACTTCGTCGTGCACGGCGTAGTGGGTGGTTTCGAGTCCCGGCTCTACACCCAAGCCGTAGACGGTTTCGCCCGCAAGCTCACCCCAGTCCTTTCGCCGGGTTTCGAGCAGCCCAGTGCGCACGCCGGCTTCGAGCATCTCCACGGAGTCGAGTTTCAACCGTTTCCATCGCCGCATCCAGAAGGCTTTGCGCGGGCATTGCTCAAACGCGGTCAGCATTTCGTCGGTTGCGCGCATCCGTCAGCCCCTTTCCTGCTTTCCTATTGCTATTACCCTACTTGCCAAACTGTCCCCAAAAGGATAATCTCGAATCATGGAGAAGCATACGCCGCATTGTCCTCTTGCCACCGTCAAGAAATTGGCCCAAGAAGGCAAGGTCGCGGCAACCCGCACTGCGCTTGATGATGCTGAAACTCTTGGCTTTGATTTCACGAGGATGGTTGGCGTGGTTTCCGCATTGACGATGAAGGATTTTTACAAATCCATGACAACCTACGCCGATCACCGGATTTGGCAAGACGTGTATCGGCCCGTCACCATCTCTGGCGGCGTTTATCTGAAATTGACTGTCATCGATGGTCTATTGATCGTTTCGTTCAAGGAGCTATGACCATGAAATGTCCCGCTTGCGGCGCTGCGGGGTTGATTCACGACACCCGCGATATTGTTCACACCTACAAGGGTGAGACCACGGTTATTCCCGCGGTCACCGGCGATTTCTGCCCTGCCTGCGGCGATTCCGTCCACGGCATGGACGATTCCGAGCGGTACATGCGCGAGGTACACGCCTTCAACCAGCAGGTTAACGCCGCTATTGTCGATCCCAACTTCATCGTCGGTGTGCGTCAGAAGCTTGCGCTCAACCAGCAGGAGGCGGCGCAGATCTTCGGTGGAGGCAACAACGCCTTTTCCCGGTACGAGAATGGCAGAACCCGACCGTCGCTGGCGTTGGTCAAGCTGCTCAAGGTGCTTGATCGCCATCCCGAGCTGCTTCAAGAAGTCAAATCGGCCTAACTGCTTTCTAAGGTTTTTTCCTTGCGGCTTGCTGTCTCAACCCAAGCAGCGTCGTCCAGGCTTCAACGGGCGGCGCGGGCGGTCGAGGCGTTACGTTGATTCCCTTCTGCGCGGGGCTCGTGGGGTTCATCAAGGAGAGCGGGGTTCTGTTCAGGTCGTCGACCCATGGCTGTAATCTTTTGCGGCTAGCTGGGTCGGCAATGTAGCGTTGAATCGCCGCCGCAGCTTGTTCTTGCGGGATCGTCGCCAGTGTGTAGCCCTTGGCGCGCAAGGCTTCGAGGTCCGAAATGTCGTAGGGGTGGGCGGGATTGTCCGGCAAGCCAGCGGCCTGGATTGGCCCAGGCAAATTGGCTCGCCACAGGTGGACAATCTCGTGACCTTCGGTTTGCAGCGGTCCCTGCCTGAAGCGTGCCGGGTCGTTGATCTCGATCAGGTGCGGCTCGTGCTCGGCCACGCTGGCAATGGCTTCGGTTCCGCCCGGCCCAGCCAGCCGCTGGCCCTGGGCAAAGCGCACGCCAATGGCGTTTTTGATGCGTTCAAGCGCGGGCGGCAGCGCGGCCTGCGCGCTTTCCCTGATCTGCGAGGTAGCCGGCTGCCGCTGCTTGGCTTCTTCCCGCAGTTGCTTGAGCGTTTTCGGGTTGGCCGGCTGGGTCGCCATCGAATCTCTTTAGCGGTTGACAAAAGCGCAAGTTACGCGCAGATTCTCAATTAAGGGGCTGTTTATGGGTATCGTGCTCGTCATCGCATTTTTCTAATCCTCCTCGCGACTAACTGGGAGGTCATTCTGCTTGCCGCCGCGCTTGCGGGCTGCTGGCTGCTCGATCCCACGTTCCGCGAAGCCTGCCATGCCAAGTGGTACTCCAAGTGGCGTCAGGGCTGAGCTTCGCCGCCAGCCGCTGTCTGCTCAGTCGGCACAAGCGCAGCACTCGGACGGCGCTTCTCGGCTTCTTCCCGTAACTGTCGCAGAGATTTCGCCGCTTGCGGGGCGGCAGTGGCCGCACCGACGAAACGCACCAAGCTCGAAGCCACTGGGAAGCGCTTCGCTGCTGCGGCTTGCACTATCGGTTTTAGCTCCTCGCTGAAGACTGCTTTTTGTTCTGGCGGCAGTTTTTCCCACATTGCCACATCTTTCGGCGTGATCTTGGAAAGCCAAGACTGGACTTCGGGCTTCTCCAGCAAACGAGCGACACTTTCAGACCCAGTAAGAATTGCGGGCGCCGAAGCAAGTTCCAACGCTCCCAGCCCTCCATGCTTGAGCACAAAAGAAGTGATCGCCAGGGGGACGGTATAAAAAGCGCTGTTGACCGTCCGCCTGATTCCCTGCCGCCGGAGGCTTTCGACAAAAGTCTTGATTTTCTGAGTGCGCTCTTTCTGGATATCCTCTGCGCCGATTTCGCGTTTCTCCGCAGGCACTTCTTTGGGTCGATCAGGGTGTTCCGCGCGGTCCCAAAGTGAGACGATTTCCTTCGCGGGTGCGGGTGGAGTTGGCTCTGGCTTCAAGCGGTAACCTTCCCGTAAATCTCCCACTGTTGGTGGGGGCGGGGGCGGCTCCAAACGGTAGCCTTCCCGCAGATCGCCTACCGTTGGCGCTGGCGGAATTTGTTTTCTACCTTTGCGGAGTTGGTCTTCCGTCGGCATTTTCTTTAGCCGATCTCGAAGCGCCTTCACCTTGGCATAGTCCTCCGCGAGCGAGGGGTCAAACTTTTTTGCCGCGTCCAGTCGTTCCTGGTCGTTTTCCTCTTTCCATTGCTCTGGGTTTGCTTGTTGTTTGCGAATTTCATCCTGCGTCTTGGGGATGTGACGGTCGCGCCCGAACGCCTCTTGGTATTCGCGCGTAGCAGTTCGCCCGGCCTTCAGGTCATCAAGTGCGCCGGCCTTCATTGAGGCTCGGGTTTCGGCTTGGTCAAGCACCTTGAGGAGTTGCTTCATTTCTCCCAGTAGCGGACCTTCATAGCGACCACTGGCCACGTTCCGACCGACAATCGACTTTGCCCGGTGAACTTGCTCTGCCGGAATTGCCACACCCCTCTGCGGGTCGAAATCAATCGGCTCTGGCTCAAAGCCGCTCGATGCCGTGATTTGGTCGACCAAAGCGCGTTTATCGGGCGGCAGTTCCCAATAACTTCCCTTGTACCCCTGGGACTGCATTACCGCTTGGCGATCTTGCGCAAACAGCGAGTCTGGTGCCGCTTCGCTTGGGTCAGGCACCAACTGGTGCAGCATTCTTGTCACTTCAGGTGACACTGCGGTGATCTTTTTCAAAGGTTCTGCAATCTCGCCGCCGTCGACGGTGACCTTCGCGATCTTCTCGTGCCAAGGTTTCCATTTAGCATCGGCTGCAGCCTTCGCGTTGGCTTTGGTCGCGTCCTCCTTGGCGTAATAGTTGCCGGTATCTTGTTCGAGTCTCGTCTCCTCCGCACGCCGTAGTTCCAGCGCGTGGTCCGTCGCTTCGTTTTCCTTTGCAATCCGGTCCGAAATCGCTTGGTGCTTAGCTTTTACGCGATCATTTTCCGTCTGCACCTTCGCAATATCGGCTTGGTGCTTGGCTTTTATTCGCGCGTTTTCCGCCCGCACCTTCGCAATATCGGCTTGGTGCTCGGCTCGAAGTTCTTGTTCCTTTGCCTTCACTTCGGCTTCGTAGCCAATTTCTCTCCCACGAGTTTCGTGGATAGCTTCTTTAGTCTTTTCCAAGTGTTTTTCGGCATTTTCTTTGTTTTCTAATTCAGCCTTTGCTACGGCATCTGCGTTAGCTTGCGCCGTTTCCTGCGCCATTTGTCTCAGTTGGCGCGGGCCGGTCTCAGTCATTGCCTCTGCTGCGCTACGGATTGCCGCCTTTCCGCCTTTCACGGCTGCGCCGCCGGCTTTCCCCAACAGATGCGGTGCCGCATACAGCGCCACGTTTCCCGCCAGAGTTCCGCCAGCGCCAGCAATGTCTCCAGTTCCAACCTGGGTTCCAACCTGCTCGCCCACCTGAGCGGCCCAGGGCCCAACGCCGGGAAGCGCGGCGGCAAGCGCGTGTCCCAATGCCTTTCGACCGTGCTCCACCGCCGTGGGGGATGGGCGGGGTGAAGTCCAAGGCTTTGCCGCCTGCATCTGCTGGAATTCGCTTGCCGCCTGTTGTCCCTGCTCGATCGCCGGCCGCACCACCATCCGGTGAGCAATCAGCGCCGCACGCGCTTTGAGCGGATCACCGGCAAACTGAGCCACGATTGCAGCTTCATCTGGGTTTTGTGGTCCTTGCACCACGCCTTGGTACATGCCTTTTGCCGCGCCGCCAATTGCCGCGCCCGCGCTTGAAAGGAATCGGTGCGCTGCGCTCCCTTCCGGCGGTGGCGCTCCTGCCGGGCCGTAGATTGGCTGGCCGGCAGCGTTCCGTCCCACAACCTTTACGCCCTCTGGGAGGCTGACGCCTTTATTCAGGTTCGGGTCGGCAGCGGCATCGGTTACATAGCGCCGAATGTGCTCCGGTCGCATCCGGTATTTGGCCTGCGATGCCGCGCCCACTTGGCTATAGGAAACCGGAACCACCTTGCCTTCCGGGCTGCTCATGTCGTAGGTGCCTTCGCCCGCGACGGTAAAGCTCGGTGTGGCACCCTTTGCCGATTTTCTCTCCTTGATTTTACCCAAGAGCGCATGTTGCTTTTCGGGCGCAAGTTGCTCAAAGAGCTTTCCGCGCTCTTCTTTCGGTAATGCGATGAACTGGTCAATCGCGTCTTGTGCCATTACGGTAGCAAGGCCTCAAGGTCTTTTGCTGACAGTTTTTTCTTAGGTGCACCGCCTTGCGGAGCCGCTGGCGGTGCTGCCGCTGGTGGCGGCGCTGCGGCACCCATTGTCTTCGCCACGTCCGGTCGGAACGCGGCAACTCCCGCCGTGATCGCGCCTTTTTGTTTCGCCGCTTCGTCCGCCGATTTCTTGATAATTCCAGCCAGCAGTTTGCGCTGATCCGGGGCCAGGACTTCGCCAGTGAAGCCAGACTCGAACTTCGCCTGCGCTCCTTCCATAAAGCCTCTGGAGCCGATGATGAAGTCCTGTTCCTGCTTGGTAAAGCGCACCCCGGTTGTTTTGATGGCGTCAAAAAAGGCCAGAGTAAGGGCCACGTCGCCAGGGCCAGATGGATTAGCCGCATAGTCGTCGGCGCGGGAAGAAGTATCGATCACCCTTTCGAGCGGAGTCATCTGCTTTTGGATCGCCAGGAAGTCCTTCATGCCGCTCTCGCGCTCGCGCAGGCTCAGCGACTCGCGCGCCATGCGCAGCCGCTCTTCGATCTCCGGTTTCATCTCGCGCAGGAACTGTAGTTGCTGCGGTTCAGTCAGCGGTTGCCCAGAGGGAATGTTGTGGCTAAGCCGGAACGATTCCCGCTGTTTCTCGATCTCCGGCATCGGTCGTGGTTTCTCCACCAACTTCTGGCCTTTGAAGTCCACTTCTTCCGGTGCTTCTCCGGCTGCCAGCGGAACCCGCCAATAATGCTTCTTCCCGTCCGCATCCTCCGTAACCTGGAGCTGTGTCATATACTTCTCCGGCGTCTCTTTCGGGCCTCTTGCGCCGGTTTCGTTGGTTGTGATGATGTCCGTGACCTGCTGGATCTGCTCTGGAGTGGCGTCCGGGTGAAATTTCTTGAAGACATCAACCTTTCCCTGAATGCGCGCCTCCATGTTGGCGATTTCGGCTTGTGTCTGCCGTCCGGCCTGCTCTTCGGGTGAGGGCGGCAGCGCCGCCGCCTGCGCCGCCGCTGCTTGCTCCGCCGCCTGCCGCTTTTGCGTGCGCTCGCGGATTTCTCTCGCGGTGCCCCGCGCGTACTCGCCTGGATAGGCCGCGCGGCCCACTTCAATCGTCTTGTAGGCGGGAGCCGCTTCGGTAGGTATCGGCACGCCTTCCTGGGCTGGGATGGTGACCGGCTGCGGTTTTGTGGTTACAAAGGGCGCAGCGCCGGTCGCCGCCTGCGCCTGCGTTTTCAGCGCCCTGATATCTTGTTTGCCTTTCGGCGCTGCGGGTGGCGGCTTCGGTCCGGTCACGGTCACCGCAGGACCGAATGCTGGCAACGTGATCGCAGGAGTAGGCAAAGCGAGCCCGGTTGTAGCGGGTAGGCCGGGTTCGGTTGCGCTTGTTGAGATTCTTGGCGCGGGTGTTGGGGTCAGCACCTTCCCTTCCGCGCCGAACCGCCGCGCTACCCTACGCAGCCAGCTGGGATTCTTCTGAAAAAATCCTTGGTAGGCTTGGTTGGCCTGCGTCAAGCCTTCCATGGCCTGCTTGTACTCAGGGGAGTTTTCGCCGTACTTTTCTCTCGCAGCGGCCACCTTAGTTTGGTGGCTAGCAAGTTGGCCTTTCAGCTTATCGTGCGTGTCGCTGAGTTGCAGTTCGGAAAGTTGCTGCTTCTTCCCTTCCCGCTGCGCCACGCCCTGCTGAAAGCCGCCCAGCATAGCTTCGCGAACGAATTGTCCTGGTGTCGCCATATCAGAGTCCGAACATTCCGCCTACGCCGGCAGCCTTTCCCAATGCTCCTAACCCAATCCCAGCGCCACCTGTCAATGCGCCGCCAAAGATCGAGTTTTGCCAGTTTTCCATCTGCTGTTGAGATAACGCCGCTTGCTGGCCATAGGCCTGCATTCCCTGTCCCAGCAGCCCTTGGCCCATGCTGCCCAGCCCGCCGGCCGAGGTGCCCAGCAGGCTTGAAATCATGTTGTTGATATTGGAGCGCGATACGTCGCCGGCCATCTGCATACTGGCGCCAGTCCCGCCGCCGCGCGTGCCGAACTCCGAGGCAACGTTACGCGCCTGCTGGGTCTGTCCCTGGCTGGCGCTGATCTGCGGGGCCAACACCTTCGAGATTTTGGTGGGGTCGCCGGAGAGCAGCGAGCTGTAGAAATTCGACGCTTGGGTGAGATTGGATTCCCCGAGGCCCGTCGCAAACCCGCCAATCTGGCCAAACTGCGAGATGTTCTTGTTCAGCGTCGGGTTGGAGCCGCCAAAAAGTGAACTCCAGAAGCTCATACCGCCCCCTTTTGGGTCGAAAGGGAATGGCCCAAGCCATCCCTGGCTTGAGCCATTGCTTGTTCTCCCGGCGGGAGGGGCATGCCGCTCTTTGATGCTTATCGATCTACCCGTACAGCATAAGCCTAGAAGCTTTGCCGCACAACGGTTTCCGCAGCGCGCTGCGCGCGGAAAATCCTCTCTAGCTCAGCGTGGCCAGAATGTTCCAAGCCGCGCCCACGGTCGTCGCCCCAGGAAAGGTCAAAGTCACGGTATTCGTGGTCGGCGTTACATACGGTTGCCCAGAGGAAACCAAGTCGGCGGCGGCGGCGGCGTTCGCGGCGGAGAAGGTGCAAATCGATGCGCCAGTCACGCCAGAAATTGTTCCGGTCACGGTCGCGGTGCCGGTCGAGGTAAGTTGGCCGCGAACCACGGGATATACGGTAACGGCTCCCACCTGGATGGTCGGCAGCGTCACGGTCCCGGTAAATGTCGGTGAGGCAAGCGGCGCGGCGCCGGTCACGTCTCCTACCGCCGGCTGGGTTTGTGTAAAGGCTCCGGTCGCGGCGTTGTAGCTTGCCAGCCATTCGTGGGTCACCGCCGCCGCGGTAACGGGCAGCACCACCAAGGCAGAGGTCTCCCAGTCCGTTCCGTCGTACACAATCATCGCAAAGTAGTTTGTCGCCAACGCGAATGAGGCGCCGCCGTTGATCGTCCCGCTGGTCGGCGTAAAGGTAGCAGTTCCGGCCCCATAGTTGGTCGCAAACAGAAAATACGGGGTCGTCACCACCGAGTTCAGGGTCACCGCTACCGGCGAAGCATCCCTCAACAGCAGCAGCGCCCCGTTGTCAGAGGTCTGGGTGGTGTAGGCAACAGCGCCGGTCTGGTCGTTTACCGTACCGATGCCAGGAAAGGCCGTGACGGCGCTCGTGACTGTTACAACAGTGCTCGTCGAAGTCGCCGTTTTCGCCGCCGTGATCGCAGCATTCAGTTGCGACTTCAGCGTGACAATAGCGGCGTCGTGGTCGTTGATCGCGGGATAAAGCCGTTGCAAGTGGACCGAAACGCGCGGATCGATTTCCCTGTCGATCTGTGGATAATACGGTTGCGGGGCACTAATCGGTTGGGCCATGGTTACACCTCAGCGCCAAGCGAATTCGGGCCACCGAACGGCTTGACAACCATATAGGGACCGCTCGATCCCCAAGCTTTTATTTTGACTTCAACATCCTTCGCAAAGAGGTAGAACGGCGCGCTTGACGTGACCGAATAGCTGACCAACTTGAACTTGTTGCTCGGGATCGGCGTTTTATATTTCGTCTGCAGTCCGCTGGAACTAGGAATCGTCAGCACAATGGGGGACAGGTTCGATTCCGGCCCGAAGGTCAGTGTCAGCGTCAATGGGGTCGTCGAGCTGTAGGCAACATTTGCCTCCCGAGCATGTTTCCAACCCGCCAGTTCATGCGACGAAAACTCGGTCTGGTAAATTGTCGCCGCTTCCGCAAACGGCTGGTAAATCCATTTGCTTTCGCCCACCCAGATGCGCGCGTTGGCCAGCGGGAAGATTTGCAGGTCGTGCGCCAGAAACGGCGTGAACGAGTAGACCTTGGTCTGCTTGCCGTTGTAGGCGGTGGCGGGCAGCAGCGGTCCGGTCTGGCCACCGTCGTACAATATCTGGAACGCTACGGGGATGTTGGCCGTATCGGCGGTAATCTTGATGCCCTGCACGAATTTATTGTCTGGTCCGCCAATCTCCATGATGGGCGTGTATTCGGGAATGATTTCGGGGTAGGCGTCAAAGTCCCAGCGCGCCTCTTCCACCCATGCGCCGGCGGTTGCGGTCAGCATCTGGATTTGCACATCGTGAGCCACAATCGGCGGCACAAAGGCAAACGCCACCGGTGTCTTCACCGCCGCCGGGGTATTGGCGGTAAAGGTCACGCTGCCGCCGTCCGAGGTCACCACGCGGAGGCTGGCTGGCAAACCCTGCGTATCCATGGGCAGCACCAGGCCGCGAATGTACTTGGCTCCCTGCTGGCCCAGGTTGGTCCAAGCGCTGTCGAATGTGGCGTACTCCACCCACGGGTCGGTAACCCACACCAGGCCCCAGCGCCGCCATGGCACTCCGTCTGTGCTCACCATCCGCACGCTATGCGAAACAAATGGCGGCGTAAAGGTGAATGCCTTCAGGGTTTGCCCGTTCAGCGTCGCCGGCGATTCGTTGGGCGTGTAAAGCGCGGCGTCTTCCGCGCGTTCCACTTGGAGCGCCTTGCTGGCGTTGAACGTATCCAGTTCAAGAATGAAGCCGCGCACCAGCTTATTGCCTGGGCCGCCCATAAAGTCCCAGTCGGTTGGCCGGTCCTGGGTCGATTCCGGCAGGGCGATAAAGTCCGGTTGCCACAGGTCAAGCACGTTGCCTGCCGCCGTGGGCCAGCTCAGCGCCATTCCCAGATCGATCAAGTCGTTTCCGTAGCCCGCCGTGAAGTCCACAATATAGGGCTGCATGGCGCCGGTTCCGGTCAGCGTCGTGGGTGAGAAGCCGGTCAGCACACTGGCATAGCGGTTGGCGTAGAGCGCCACGGTAATCGGGTTCGATGCCGCCACCAGGGCTTTGATAAACACATCGCCCACCCGCTTATAGGCTCTTGCGTCGCCGGCGTTCTGCGCGCCGGGAATCACCACCGAGGTTACGGTCTCAGCGTTGCCGCTGCCCAGCGTGCGCACTGTTCCATCCGAACAGCCAACCATCACGGTGTTGGTTTCCGGTCCTTCTTCCAGTGCGTGGGCGGTAAACGGGTACTGCCCCACGTCCACGCTCCAACCGGCCGCGATCTGGTCGTACACCAAGGTGCGCGGTATGCTGGTCGAGTCTTCGTAGTCGTAGTAGAGGTAGCCGTTGGCATAAGCAAGTTTCTGCGCCGTGGGCTTGGTGTCATCCGGGGGATAGACGGTATATCCGTCAATGGTCACCGGCTGTGGCGTCACACCCTCGCGCGGAAACAGGTTGTAGATGTCGCCGCACAAAAACTGGTCCGCCCCGCCAAACGAGCAGGCGTAGATACCGTCCTTGGCGCGGTAGAAGGCGGTGCTGCCGCCGTCTGTCGTCAGGCAGGTGGCGATGTAGAGACCGCGGTCGGTCTGGGCCAGCACTAGGTTGAACTGGCTGCCGGCCACGCCGCTTACGGTGGCCAGCGCGGTGGTAAAGGTGGGGTAGATCAGCCAGCGGCGCTCGGTTGAGAACACCATGCCCAGCCCGGCGGTGATGCAGCCGTTCATCAGCGGTTCAGCCGGGCTGGTCACAACAATGGAATTGGTATCCGGTGCCGAGTCTGGATCGTTGCCCTTGGTGAAGTAGAGCGTTCCCGGGTTCAGCGGGTCGCCCACGGCAAACATGAAAGCGATATTGTCGGTCGGTCCCCACAGGTAGGGCAGCGGCTGCGCGGCTAAAATCGGCTCTGGAATCGAGTACACGAGGCCGGTGCCATCTGGCACGCCCGGGATGGTCATGGACGTGGCGGATGTTGGACGCGCGATCAGCGTGTAGGCCAGCGCCGTGGGTGAGCCAATCTGGATGTTGGTGCCCGGCAGCCAGCGGGTGTTGAACTGGTCGCCCGAGACCCAGCTGATCACTCCACCTGAGACGTTCACCACTCCGCTGTGCGGCAGGTCGATTACCGGGAACGGCTCGAAGTTGTCGAACTGCAAAATCGGGTTCGAGGTGATCTCCGCGTCCGTCAACTGGTCGGTAATCCTGGTGGGCGGGTTGGTATTCGGGCCGGTGGCCACGTAAGTAAAGTTGGTGACAGCCGAGTCCGAGCGGTAGAAGTCCACCTTGTCCACTTGTGGGTCGTTGGAGTAGGCCGGGGTCACCGTGTTGTCCAGCACCGGGGTCAGTTGCGGCGTCGACTCAGGCGAGGGGTTCGAGGTTGCTCCGGTCGCCGAGCTGCGGTAGGTGTAGCGGTACGAGACTTCGGTGCGCACTCCGGCAGGCAGTGGAGGAATCACCGCGCTGTTGCAGGTAAGAATCATCTTTCTTCCCGAGTGGTACCAGTAGTCCCAATCGATCTCCACCTGGTAGGCGCCGGAGCCCGGGAAGGTTACGTTAATGGTGTTGGTCACGGCGCCGCCCGAGCCGCTCACGGTTGTCACCAGCACCAGGGGCAGGTCGCTCACCACCGATTTGGTCTGGCCGTTGTAGCCGGTCACGTAGCCGCCGCTCACGGTCGCGCCGCCGCCAATGCCCATCATGATCTGGTCTTTGTTCGCAACCGTGAAGGCATAAGTTCCAGCGGCGGGAATAAACAAGCTGCCCACGATGCAGGCGTTGAAGTCCTGGTAGCCTTCTGATTCCAATGCGGGCGTAAACAGCGGCACCGATCCAGTTACACTGCCGGTCGAGTCCAGCGTGTCCCAAAGCACGGGCACGGTGCCGTCCTCCGGGGTGGAGTCGAACTGCCAGGAATTGTTGGTCACCGAGCCCGCGGCGGTAGAGCTGGTGCGGGCAATGCCGGTTCCGGAGTCGTTAGGGTTCTTCCAAATGTAGGCCGCCACCGGTCCCGAGTGCGGGGAGTCTCCCCAGTAGTAGGCGGTTACGCTGCCCAGGGTCGATACTTTGGTGGCGATCGCGGAGGTCACCAGTGTCCAGGCCACTGAGAACGCGCCAACCGGTGAGTTGGCGTTGAAGTTGTTGCCTGAAGTGTTAATGCCAATCTGGAATGAGGTGGCGGTGGGCGGCACCTGCAGTGTGGTGCCTGCGCCAATGTTTACCGGATTGGGCAGCGTGGCGGTGCCAGCGGTAATGTTGCCAGGGCTGTCGAAAAACGCGCCCAGCACCATGGTTGAGTTGCCCGTCGAGCCCGGATAGATGAACCAGCCGGGATAGGCAGAGGTGTTGTGCTGCGCATCGCCGGGCAAGTGCGGGGCGCCATTGATTTCGATGGCTCCGGCAGGTGCCGTCACCACCAGCGTCAGCGATTGCGCGCCTGCGCCGATAGCAATTGTGACCGGCGCGGAGCCATCGTAGGTCGGGCTGGGGCCCACGTCCTTCGATTGGCCATAGTCGTAGCCGGGGTTTGCGCCCAGGTAGTTGGTCCAGGGAATCGTGGTGTTAGGCAGCGAGTCCACGCCGGTGGTGCTGGTGCCCGTGGTTGAGATCGCCGGAGCGATCTGCGGTTCCTTGACGCCGGTCTTGTAGGTCAATCCGTCCGAGCGGATCTTCAGCATTCCCGCGCAGGCAAAGCTGCTCGCCGTGATGGTCACGCCTTCCGAGGAGTCGCCTACATACATCCACGGTTGCACGCTGGTGTTCGGCCGGAAGGGGCAAAGAGAAACCGGGTTGCCGCTCAGCCCAGAGGCCACTTCGGTGGCATTCACATACATCGCGCCTGCCGCGCCAATCACGCGCACATAGTAGGGCGGCCCCGGTCCGGCGGGTGTGGTGTCGTTCAGCAGACGCAGTGAGTGGACGGGCGTGGGCAGCGAAGAAACCAGCGCGGCAGACTCAGTGGAGCGGCCCACAATCTGCATTTGCCGGTAGCCCCGGACGTTCTGCAGGAACCCATATTTGCCCGGCGGCAGCGCGTCCAGCGGATGCACGGTATCGATTCCGCCTGGCTGAAAACGGATTCCGTTTGCGTCGCGTTGGAAGTTCTGCGGGTTGGCCACGCCGTCGCCTCGGTCAAAGCAGAAACGGCCCAAAACCGGGCTGGGTGGCCGTTTCCGGTTCTGAGCCGCTGCTTATTCTCCTGGAAGGAGGGGCGCGTCGCTCGTTCTTCGCTACCTCACTCTAAGCCTGAAGCCACTGGACTGCAAAGCGGCTTCTATTCTTTGTCGCGGCTCCCGCCTTCCTTGAAAGCCCATCCCGCGAACGCACCGGCCAACGTTAGCAGACCGCCCAAAATGATGTTCAGTCCATAGCTGGTGTTCATCTCCACTTTGCCCAGCGCGATCAGCGCGGACAATCCACCAAGAACAATGAGCAGCACAAAGCCGAAACCCAACTTCAAAAACGGTATCCAACCCGGATCGGGTGCCGGTCTGCTCATCGTTTTGCTCCTGCCGTGTTGTAGCGTTCCTGGTTCCGGTCCTGAGCCTGGCCGCGCTGCGCCAGGATGTCCGCAAAGCTCCCGGTGCTTTTCAAGCGTGAGTTTTCCGCCGCGCAGGCCTGGATCGCGCGCTGTTCCAATTCGAGCGCCTGTTGAAACTCCGCTCCACCCTGCTTGAAAGTAGCGGAGACCTGAGCCAGGTCGAGCACCGTGTCCCAGTTGCTGCGTGAGACCTGGACGTAATCGGCGTCGACAACCGGCACGGGCGCGTTGCCCAGCACGGTTACGCCGATACCTGAGCCGGTCGGCGCGGCCAAAAAGTCAATCCCGCCCAACACCACGCAAGGTCCAAAGCTCGCCGGTGTTGCATCCCACTCAGGGCTGTAGCGGTCCATGGCGGCAATCGATGGCGTGTCGCAGGCAGCGCCGTTGACCTTGGCCAGCATCACCCAAGGCGTTTTCAGCAGCAGGTTCAGTCCATCCTGGTAGCGGCGCAGGCAATAGGCGGCGCGTTCGCGGTCGGTCGCTTCGCTTTCCCTGCCCAGCAGGTCAGCCAGCGCACCCCATTCGGCCACCCAGGCAAAGTCATCGGGAATTCCCAGCAATGTTGGTGCCGGTGGGCTAAAAGCCGCGCCCGACTTGAGCACCACGGCTTCGTAGTTTCCCGGCAGGTTGGGCGGAATATCCACAATCCAGGTCAGCGGTGGCTCCGACGAGAGCATAAAGGTCTGCGGTGTTCCTGAAGGCTGCTGGTAGAGCGGCGCTTCGTAGAACTCCTGCGCCACGGCGTCATCGCGGTAAAGCGTGTTGGAGGCAAAGAACTGCAAGTTGCCTGATACGGCGCCGCTGGTCGGCTGCGAAATTTTGATCGATCCGATTCCAACACTATTTACGCTGGTCGGATACGCGATGCCTGTCCCGGTCACCAGTTGCCCAGCGGCAACTCCCGTCACCGAGCCAACTGTAACCGTCGTCGCGCCAGCCAGAGCCGTGCCGGTGGTAGTTGCCCGCAGCGGCAGATAGCGCACCCGCTCCACGTCAATCACGGTATCGGTCAGTGTGGTGTTGCGGGTGTTCGGCGTCAGGGCAATGCCAGTCATCAAACTCTGGTTGCAGTTTGAAACCTGCAGCATCTCGTCGCGGCGGCTCTGCAGGGCTTGGGAAAGGTCGGAGATTGAGAACTGGCTGGTCCCGCTCCACACCCCGCCCGTGGGCGGCTCCAGCAGCATATATTCCATCAAAGTGAAGGAATCGTTATCGGTCAGCGTGCGCAGCCGCGGGCTACCAGTCAGAGCGCCAAGCGAGTTCCACAGGCTGGTCGAGCTGTAGATAAACTCGGTCTTCCAGGTAAAGGTCAGCGCGTTGAACATGCGCAATGCCCTTTGGAGATAGATGCCGCACTCTTGGTCGCTCCAAAAAACATTTCCAGGATCAGCCAGCCGCGAGGCTAGTTGTTGGCGCGCGGTCACAAATGTCAACCAGGTATAGAGCGGCATGAGTTTCTCTCCGAGAAACAGTTTTCAGTTCTTAGTTCGTAGTTCACAGTTGCAAAGCCGGGGGACTGAAAACTATGAACTGTGAACTGAGAACTGGTTTCTATCCCTTCTTTGCCAGCGCTTTGCCTTTGGCTTTTTTGGCCTTGGTCTTCGGTGTGCAGCGCTCCATGTGTGTTGCGGCAATGCGCATGGCGGCGCGGCCATCGGGGGCCACAAACGTCCGGCGACTAAAACTCGCGTTTTTGCCGCCGCTTTCGCTACTCACGTGCACAATAAAGCCGTTTTCGGCTTTCTCAATCGCGCTGCTCACCCGGCCTGTTTCGCTCCCTTGCGTCGGTGCGTGCATTGTTTCACCTCTTCGTCGCCAATCTCTTGCGGCCACCTGTTTTCTTCGCGCTTCCCTTTTTCAGGCCACTCACGGCAATGTCCGGGAACTTGCCATGCACTTTGCGGCGCACTTCGGCCTTCTCTGCCGGCGTGCCGTGCTGCGAAACGCGAGCCAGCGCGTTCCGGGCGTGGGCTTTATCTGCGATGGGGTAGCGGCGTCCTTTCAGGGCAAACGCCTTTCCCGGCAGTTTCTCGCGCTTTTTGTAAGTCAACTTTGCCATGGTCCGTCTCCTTGGGCTGAAAGCAGAAACGGCCCAAAACCGGGCCGGGTGGCCGTTTCCGGTTCTGAGCCATTGCTTGTTCGCCAACGCGGCGGGGCATGTCGCTCGTCAGTTCACCTACACTTTAGTCGCGTTCATCTTTTGCCCGCAATCCTTTTTCTGCGCGCTTTCCCGCTATATTTCGGTCAATATTACCCACTACGCTGTTTCAGTCATGGTGTGCCTCAGTTGCACACGTATGCAACCCAGTGCGCCAAATTTTCCGGGAGTGCCGATCCAGTGTACGCCGTTGAACTAGTTGTCGATGGGAACTCGTAAGACTGTGTGATGATCTCAGCAATAGAGGTGCTTTGGTCTTCAATTTGATACACGCACACCGCATAGTGGGGCTTAGCTGTTGCAAAGTTCAACGTAAATACGGTTCCGCCAATCGGCGTAGAGTTGCCTGTTGTGAATTGCACGACCCCGGAAAATTCCGTGCATGTCATATTCCCGGTCCCGCCAGAGGTTGAGCACGTTGGCGCGGAGTAAGACCCACCGGTACCAAGTGCCGACCCGGCGCTGATAGAGGAAAGTCCAGGACCGACAACGCTATTTGTGACGGTAACGTTTCCGTCCACGATGGCCGACCCATTCACCTCCAGCAGTGCGCCTGGGGTCGTCGTGCCGATGCCGACGTTTCCTTGCCCACTTGGGTTAATCAACACATAGGCGTTCGACGGGGAACCGTTGCTCGTACCGTCCAGCGTGAGCGTTGCTCCCGCCGCGCTGCCGCCGTAAACTACCGGCGACGTGATCGAGGTCGTGAAGGTTGGCGAACCAGCTAGCGCAGTGGCACCGCTGCCGGTCACGCCGTTTGAAAGATTGCCTGCGGCAATTGAGCAACTGCCGCCCAATGCGCAAGTCTGTCCCGCCACCGTGGTGCTGCTGTTAGCTAGGTACGAGTTGCCAATCGCCGTGCCGTTCCAGATGCCGGTGGTTATGGTTCCCACGCCGGTCAGTGAAGAGTTCACTACAGTTGCGGCCAACGTGGTGCCGGTCAGCGTTCCTGCCGGCGCAATAACTACGCTTGAGCCCGCCGCCGTAATCAAACCTTTGCCGTTTACCGTGAAATTTGGGATCGCCGTCGAGCTGCCAAAGCTGCCGACGTTTGAGTTCACCGTCGCCAGCGTCAGCGTCAGGCTTCCCACGCTGTTGCTAACGTCGCCGCTGTGGGCCGGCTCAGCCGCTGTCGGCAGGGTCGAAGGCAAACTCAGCACGCCCGCCGTGTCATACAGGAGTCCGGTCGAAGCGGCTAAGGTCGGCAGAGCGATGTTTTCGAGTTTTACCACCGTCGTCGCCAAGGTTCCCGCCGTGGTCACGTCGCCGCTCAAGTCGCCATTGGTGATCGAAGTGCCTCCGCTGAACTTGGTCAAGTTGCCGCTTGCGGGCGATCCCGTCACGGTCACCGTGCCGGTGCTGGTGCCGCATGCGCCCACAATGGTCGTCAGTAGGCCTCCGGTAGCTGCCTGCACGCAATTGCCGGGCGAGAGGCCGGTGGCCACAACCGTTGCGCCTTGCAGGGCTCCCGTAGCCGTCACACTGGTGGCTGAGGCGTCTCCCAGTGTTGGCGAAACCAAAGTCGGGCTGGTAGCCAGCACCACGCTTCCCGTGCCGGTCGTGGTATCGGCCACAATTTGTCGGTTTAAGTTGGTTCCCACCACGGTCGCTGAAGCAGGCACGGCTGTTCCGTTGATCTGCACCACGCTGGGGTCAGGGTAGCTGCCCGACAGGTCGCCGCCCGCTGTGCCGCCCACCGAAATGGTGCAACTGCCGCCGAGTGCACAGGTCTGGCTGTTCACAATTGTCGAGGAGTTGGCCAGATACGCGTTGTCGATGGCCGTGCCATTCCAGATGCCGGTGGTAATCGTTCCTACGCTTATCAGCGAGGAGTTCACCACGTTTGCGGCCAACGTGGTTCCGGTCAGCGTTCCCGCCGGGGCAATAACGGCGTTCGTCGTGCACGTTGTCGAAAGTCCCTTTCCGTTGATCGTCACGGTTGGGATCGCGGTTGAAGAACCGCAAGCTCCCGGGCTACTGTTCACGGTCGCGAGTGTCAAAGCCAGGTCGCCGGCAGTGTTGGTTACGTCGCCTGTATGTGCTGGCTCGGCGGCTGTCGGCAGCGTTGAAGGCAAGCTTAATACTCCAGCCGTATCGTAGAGCAACCCGGTTGAGCCAGCGAGCGTCGGCAGGGCGAGGTTTTCGAGCTTCACTACCGTTGTCGCTGCGGTCCCCGCCGTGGTCACGTCGCCGCTCAGATCGGCGTTGGTGACCGAAGTTGGGCCGCTGAATTTTGTTAGATTTCCGGCACTCGGCGTGCCCGTCACGGTTAGGCTTATCTCCGACGATTCTGGCACCAGACCTGTCAGTGTGCGCGGAGTCGGGTAAACATTGGGCGGAATTCCGCCGCTCAGCACCACGTCGTAGGCTTGGCTGGTCAAAGCAAAAAACAACCACGAGCCATCTGTGTTGGCCGTAAAAGGGTTACTTAGGTAGCTGCCCGAACCATCGGAGTAGATTGCCGCCTTGGTTGTCGTTCCGGTCAGATACACGGTCACCGTGCAGCTTGGGATTATGCCTTCCAAATAGTTGCTGGATTTCAGCCCCGATGTTGCTGCCTGCGTCGCGCCCAGAACACAATCGCCGCTTTCCGAGGCAATCTGCGCATAGGCGCTCACTGGAGCAAAAATTGCCAAAAACGCAATCCATTCGACCCATCGTTTCCAGGCCATCTGCGCAAGTCTGCGGCGCAACATTTCCAGTATTTCCACGGTTGGCTTCGGCATAAACCCCTCGTTGGGCTCAAATAGCGATGGCCCAAAACCATCGCTGGTCTTGAGCCATTGCTTGTTCGCCAAGGCGGCGGGGCATGTCGCTCGTCAGTTCACCTACACTTTAGTCGCGTTCATCTTTTGCCCGCAATCCTTTTTCTGTGCGTCTTTTTCTCGGCTTTTGTCTTGCGCGGCCCGATTCTGCCTTCTTTCCGCAGATACGAAAGCAAGATAGCTTTCGCCTGTTTCTTGCTGTGCACAATTTTGCCGCCTTTGCCAGAATGCAACTGGTGCTTGCGGTAAAGCGACATTACTTTAGAGGCTGGCATCGCGGTTCTCCATCCTTCCGTGGCTTGGGTCTTCTGGCGGCGCAGGTGGCGGTTCCGCATTGGGAGCCTTATCAACTAACCGCTTCTCCACAGCCACACCGGGAAACTCTGGCGGGTTCAAATGCGGCGTCGGCAGCACAGTCTGCAAGGTGTTGTAGATCCACGTGTAGAAGGTCAGCCAGCTCGCGGGCGTGCCCGGCCGCGGCATACACTTCACTCCGGCAATCAGCAGTGCTCCACCGCCCAGTCCGTAACTTGCCGCGTGCCGGGCAATATGCTCAAAAAAGCCGTTCATCGCTCTCCTCCTTCATCGTTCCCGGAAGAATAATTGGTTGGCAATCTCCGTTGTAAACTCCACTTTGTCCTGGTTCCAGCCATCAGGGAAGGGCACTTCAGTACCGTCGGGCTTGGTGAATTTTTTGGTGGTCGCCCCAATTCCGCCCGGAGCATAGTAGAGTGTCGCCGCGCCAGTAATGTCCGGCAGGCTGTTTTCGGTGGCCTGTTGGGCCATATCCAGCGCTACCGCCATCTGCGGGTCGCCGGTTTTCGGCCACAGATAGGATTCTGGTCCAGGCATTGAGATCGAGCTGTACCGCGCATGTTTGGTGCATTCGTCGTAAAGCGAGCAGTTGTGTTTTGCGGCGCCATTCTGAATCACGTTGATCACGCTTCTCATTCCCACAGCGCCGCCACCGCGGTTTTCCCGCCATGCGGTCAGTCCGGTCAAATAGATGTTTGCAATTGAATCGAGCGTGCTAGGCATTTCATTCACCCCGCAATCACGTTTGGTTATTGCGTGCTCTATCCCGCCGTCAATCTGGCCTTAAGCGTTTTTCAAGCAACCGCATCCTATTTGATCGAAAATTGGTTTTTTGTTTTGAAGCCCTTCAGGTTTGCTCCCGGCACCACGTAAACCCGCACCGGAACAGCCGACGAGCTGACGCCATTGCTTGAGGCGGTAATGTTCGGTGTCCCAACAGCCACTCCGGTAACATTGCCTGACGTGTCCACCGTTGCCATGCCGGTGTTGCTGCTGGCCCACGATAGGCCACTCGTACATGCTACCGGCGTCGAGCTTCCAAAATAGGTGCAAGCTCCGCTCAGCGTAATAGTGCTCCCTACGCCCACAGACGCAGACGAAGGGGTAACGATAATAGCCGTCAACACCGGTGGCGGGCTTCCTTGTACGCCACCGATAGTCGGGTTTGAAAAGAACGCGTCTGTGCGTGCGGTGATTGACGCGGTGTTGACAGAGTATTGGTACCGGACGGGTCGCAACGCTGGCTGGCCGGTAAGCGCCGATCCGGCAGAGATTGCAGAGGAGCCACTTACCGGCGCATAAGTCGGGGCCGAATAAGGAATCGACGGTGCCATGATAAAGTTAGCGCTCGAAAGCCCCCAAATGTGCGTCTGCATAGGCGACGACAAAGGCCACAAGCACACAATGTCGCACAGCGCCTGCCAGCCGTTGGCCGTGCCGCCGCTGTAGCTTCCGCCCAGGATATTGCCCGCAATCTGGAAAGCATTGCCGCCGGTGCAAGTGCGAAAAAGGTTTGTCTGGTCATTGCTGAAGGTAAAAGTCTGGTGGCGCTCCATCGCAATCGCGGAGTCTGTACCTGAGCAGTTCGTCGCGTAGAAAATATTGTTCTGTAGATCAAGCCGTGGCTGATAAATCGTGTTGTAGCCAGCGTTCAACAAACCAAACACGATGTTTGCGTTGGCAACGGTGTTGTTATAAAAATGCAGTGTGCCGTTCCGCCCGGCAATGCCTCCCGCGGTATCCGCGCCATAGTAGACAGCGGTCGCGGCCGCTGTGGGGGGGATGATGTTGCCATACACGTAATCGTTCTGGGCCAGTTCCTGTATCCACGCCATCAGCGTCGGTCCGGCAGTATCGTAACTCCCTGAAGCCGGGGCCCAAAATGGTATGTAATGGACCACATCGACGTACTGCACATCGTCTTGCTGTTCGATAAGGTCCATGGTGGTGGTCGACCCTGGTGAGAAGAGATTGTAGGCCGCCACCAGGTTTTCTCCGCGAAACTTAAAGTCCGATCCGGTCGCGGTGCTCTTGTACGCGTCGATCAAATTCCCCGTAAACAGCATATTCATTGACTGCAGATAAGCGCCATGGTACCTCGCAGAGCCATAGACTCCTGCCTTTGTGATGTGACTATTGCGAATAGACAAATTCTGCGTGATTGGTGCCCATCCGCCGTTGCTATTCGCTCCACTAAAAATGTCGTCGTTGCAGTTTTCGGCTTCAACGCCCGCTATGTCAATATAGGTGCCTGTACGGACATTGATGCACTCTGCTCCGGCGGCCCAGTTGCAGATTGGGCCATTTTTGTAGTTTTGCCCTGTAAATGACGGACACACGGTCGTGCTCAACGCACCGGGCACGGTATAGGTCAACGTCGCGGTGAAGGTCTTTGTCGCATAGTTAAAGGAATCGACTCCCGCGTTGCGAAAATGAAGCCCGGCGATTGTGACGTAATTCGGGCCGGGACCAACCGGAGGCGCTGCGGAGGCGTTTTGCCAGAATCCGTATTCATTTGGAGAGGCAAAAGTTGTTGAAATAATTCCCAACCCAGCGGCGCTTCCCGAGCTTATCCCGGCTTGGCCAACAGCGCTTGTGCCGTCCATGATCGGCAAGTTTCCCAGGGAGTCCGGAACGCCGCAAACAATAATGGGCTGGCCCGGCTGGCCGCTCTGCTTGACCTGAAAGTATTCGTAGTATGTAGTCGGGCTCAGCCCCGTTAGGTCGTCATTATGGATACGCGCAATTGTCCCCGGCCCCCAGGTTGCAATCGCGGGCATGGAACTGATGGTAGAGTACGTTTCTCCACTCGTGCCAACCTCGTAATCTGGCCCCGTAAGTTGAGGGTCGGGGTAGCACTCTTGCGGCCCGGTCAATTGCGGCGTTGCCGTGTAAGAGGGCAGAGCATTCGGAGAAACATACACTGTCGCGGTGTTGGTTCCACCGCTGATGCAGGTTGAGGCAAATTGAAAGACATATCTTCCTGTTACTGTAGACCCAGGGAACAGCATGTCTTCGTAAGTGGTGTCTGGCAAGGTTATGCTTGCGCCACCGGGCTGGCTCACAATGCTCCATGTTCCGCTCGGGTCGGTGCATCCCAAAACAGCCGCCTGAATGCTCGTGGTTTGCCCTTTGTAAACTTGCTGATAGTTGGGGTACACAACAATTGGATTAGTGCCGTTTGACAAGGTAGATGTTGCGTTGGCGCACACGTCAAACACAAAATTCGCCGTCAGCGCAGGCGTATCCACAGACTGCGCTTGCACGGTTACGGTAGCCGTGGAAGATACCGTAAAAGGCCCAGTCACGCCGGCTCCTGGTCCGGGAGACATGCTGCACACGCCTGCCGTAGCGCCGATATTTACCAAAACGGTGCCAATGGCTCCGCTCAGCGAAGAAACAGCCGTATGGCTAATGTCTGTAAAGGTAGCGCTTGCGCCGCCCGTGGTTGAAGCTACGCTCCAATTGATTGAGCAGGCATAACCTTGCGCCGTTGTGCAGGCCGCTACAGAATCCACATTGACCGTTGCGCCAGTCGCGGTCGCACTGGTGCAGGAGTAGGAGCCGCCAACCGTAGCCGCCAGATTGGTGGCTGGGATGTAGTTGTTGCCGTACACAATCGGGATAGGCAGTATCCCCGTCACCGACCCGCCTGACACCGACGTAATGGCAAACTCCAGTCCTCCATTGCCGGCCACTGTCTTCGGCACATTCAGGTAAGCTCCAACGCAATTTTGCGTAAAACCCGTACCGCCCGACGCAAGGCTACCCAGCACGACCGGCCCAGGCGTTGTAATCGCCGTATTGGCCAGCTGCACGCTGATCTGCCGTGTCGAGTTTGCGAGAACCAAAAACGGATACGGGTTAATGTTGGGCGCAATCTCAAGCTGCGCCCGCGCCTCAAACGAAAATGAGATGCCGAGAAGGCAAAGAGCAAATATCCTGCGCATTACTTGATCCCCATCGATACGATGATCCAGCCTGCTGACGCACTTAATCTGCAGGTGGGCGCATAGCTTCCCGCCGTCCCTGCCTGGCCGTATTCAGGCAAAACAAGTGTTGAACTGCCGCTCGGCGCAGGAAAGGAGGTAAACGTGACCGGCGTAATTCCCGCAGTAAGCGTAATGCTTGTCGATGAAATACACATCGCCCAAAGCAAATCGGTCGGTTGCGTCGTCGTGATCGCAGAACTGGTGGCCGTGGTACCGCACGCGGAATTGCACACACCTTGGCCGTATCCGTCTAGGCTTGAGGTGGTCACATTGGTCAGCTCGGCTGCGGAGAGATACAGCTTGGCCGCGCTGCTCAAGGTCACTGTTACGGTGTTCGTTCCCGCTGAGATATTGTCGCAATGGTACGCATAGAGAGTCGATGGTGCTGGCGTTTGCTGCGACGTGACCGCTGCACCGCAGGAATTTCCTCCCACCGTCACCGAGCTGACGGTGATGGTCGTACTGTTGACCAACAGCCCAATGTTGACGCTGTCCCCGGCGTTCGCGCCGCTCAATGTGCAGCTCAGCGTCCCAATAAAACTATTGAAATTGTTGCACTGGCCAAAATAGCTGGGCTGCACCACATAGGTTCCCTGCCACGTAGTGATTGGCGAATTGTTAAACCCAGCCGCCGTGCCTTGCGCCCGAACGTAGGTGTAGGTGGATGAACCGTTAAAAGTGATCGGTCCGGCGTACACAATGCTGGGCGCGCAAGTGTCCAAGTTGTCTGTGCAGTAAATGAGCGTCTGTCCGGTGGCGGGACTTGTGCTCGGCGTGATCGTCACGCTTGTTGAACCACCCGTGTAAGGCGACAACGGCGTAATCGTTGGGGCATCCACCGTCGCCGTGGCGAAGGCGGTCTGAACAATTGACGAGTTCTGCGCCGCGCACGCCAAGCAGAAAAGAAACGCCACAATCAGTTTCCACGTCGTCTTCACTTTTCGCGCTCCCATTCTCGTCCTTTACGGGCAGACTGAAACCACATAATCAGCCCAGCACATAATGTCGTCGTCATCCGCCGTTCCGCCGCCTGTCAGGAAAAAACCGGGTGTCCCGCCCGTGTACGGGCTGGTCGAGTCCGTGTAAGTGATCTTCAGCGTGCCGTTGATGGTTACGTGGATCAGCGTCGAAGAACTGCCGTTGTAGGTGGCGTCAATCACAATCACGTTCGACTGAGCCCACGGAATGGTTTGGCCGGTCACATCGGCCAAAAAGCCAGTGTCTTTATCCAGATAGACCCGGGTCCAGTTTGCTCCAGAGACATTGCTAAGGTATGCCTGGTACCCAGGGGTGGTTCCCGAGGTGCCAAACACGCTGCAGTGGACAGTACCGCCGCTGCCCGTCGGGATCGTCGTAATGCAACTGCTGGTCCCGCTGCTGCTTATGTTGTATTGCCCGCCACCGCTGCCGCTGACTGTGGTCGTTGTAGCCGCGTTCGAGGCCGCTGCAATCTTTATATGCGATACCGGGTAAGTGGCAGTCGAGTCGATCCAGTGAGCGTTGTAGGTGTGCAGCAGCGTACCGGCTGTCCCGTTGAACAGGTCGTAGCACGCACCGCTGGTGCAAGCCACCGCGGTGGATCGTCTGCGCCCGACAATCACCTCCGATGTCTGGCACTCCGCCACCATAATCGCCAGTGTCAGGCATGCGCCGATCAAGCCGATCATTCGTGTGCGTTTCATTAGTAGGTGTACTCCACGGTCATCGCAATGCTGGTGCCGGTAAGCGAGCCGGCCATCACCGGGTCAATACCCGTGCCTGTTGTCCAACTTCCGCTGCTGATGCTACCGCTCGATGAGTAGGCATAGCTGTTGCCGCAGGTGAGCGCGCCGCCCAAAATGGTTGTTCCCGTTCCGGCGGAACCAAAGGTCGGGTTGACGGTCGTCGTGTTTGACCCCGCATCGCTTCGGCATTTCACGGCTGTAATTGTGCGTGTCACGCCAGAGTCGTTGTAGCAACTGTTGTTCACAATGGCGTCATCGCCGGAGGTAAGCGCAAAAGAGGTTCCAGATCCGCCCCAGACTTCAGTGCAAGATCCTTTGCTGTACTGTGCCGCAAGTTGAGTAGCGGTAACGGAGGCCGATACCAACTCGGAACCGGCAATTGACCCGGTCGGGAAAGCCACCGCAACCGTGCCAGAAGTGCCGGTATGCGCGCAGGTGAGTGTGCTGCTTGGGTTTGTTGCCACCGATCCCAGTATGTCGGTGCAAGCCCATTTATCCGTTCCTTGCGTGCCCGCGCCACTGCCGTAAGGCGCGGTAAAAGCCAGGGTGGGCGAGTTCACCACGGCGGCGCTCTGGATCGTTCCGCCCGATGAGTCAGCTCCCAGGCCAGCCGCTGCGGCGTTCGTCACTGCAATGTAGCCGGCGGTTGAGGCAATCACCGGGAAGGTGGTTCCGTTGTAGGTTGTATGGGTTGTGAATCCCGCAACCGAGGCTGCCGGAATGCCAGCATAGGCGCCGCTCGGCAGAGTGGCCGTGGCTCCGCCGCCGGTAATCGTTCCGGCATAGCTGGTCGTGTTTGCGCTGCTGGTTACCTGTGCGCCGGCAGGCAGCGTTTCAGAGACTCCAAACCAGTTCGTGAATGTCAGCAGCGATGAGGTGGAGGCGGTCAAAATGAACGTGCCGTTGTTCGAGGGGTTTGTGGCTCCGGCCACCGTCATTGCCCATCCCACGCAGGCAGAAGTTGCGCAGGCGGTAAAGGTGCCGGCGATGGTCACCGTTCCGCTCGCGCCATAGCTGCCTGTAAAGGTAAGCGCCTGGCCGTTCACTGCAAAGGTCTGTGTGGTCTGCTGTGTCGCGGTCGTCAGCGTCAACGCCGCGCCAATAATCGGCAGAGGGTTCTGCAGGGTAAGCGTTGGCGCGGTGCCGCTTGCGTTTGAGATCACTGCAATTGTCTGCTGTTTCGTCGTGCCGCCCACGCTGAACGAGATTGCGGTATTCGGTGTCGCCGTAGCTTCGTTCAGGTTGCCGTTGCTGCTTGCCGTGCCATTCACGTAGAGATAACAATCGCCGCTTGTTCCGGAGTTGTAAGCCGGCTGGTTATAGCCAGAGCCGTTGCAGCCAAAATCGGCATACCCGGCGGTATTGCTTCCATCGTTCCGGGTAACGATGTAATCGCCAGAAGCGTTGTTTCCGCTGTTCAGGTTTTGAAGATTGAATTGCAGCGTGGTATTCCACTCGTTGTCTGACACGGTCACATCGTTGCCTGGAGCAAGTTGCGTGGCCAGTGCGCCAATAAGCAGAACCTCTTGTGCGGAGTTCCATGTAAAGTTCGGGTCTCCGGCAATTGTCGTTGGTCCGGTCCAGACGGACACTTGGTTGGCAACCGGGCTTCCAACGCTTGAAACGTTGCCCGTGATTGAAGCAACCCAGGTTGTGCCGTTTGAGTAGCACCAGTGCAAGTTCGAACCCAATCCCGCCGTGCAATCCGATATGCTCAAGCCGTCAAGCACGTAGCGGTAGGTATAGGTTATGTTGCTCCCGGTGGTAACCGGCGGCACTGAACTGGCAAGCGGGAGGCTTGCTATGGGGGTTGCGGTGCTCGTGATTTGTGTGCCTGTGCCTGTCGAGCCAAAGCTGCCCGAGGTCGCCGTAATGTTGCCTGAGCCATCGTCCGTAAAGGCAGCGTCGCCGGTTACGGTGTTGTGGGTGCCCGCAAGGGAGTAATAGGGCATCTCATATTGCGGCGAAGCCACAACGGTGCCGGTGCCTCCGCCCAGCGGGGTTTCCGCTGCGCCATTGAGCGACATCAGCAAGCTATGCGTGGCTGAATCCGCGCGGATGTAGTCCACTCCGGCGGTAGGCGTTCCTGCGGTGCCTGCTTCACCCATGCACAGGATTCCTGTAGCCGTACCGCACGCCGGTGTGGTTGCTCCGGTCTTGAGTTGAGTAGCGGAAATCGCGTCTGCCGAAGATACGCCGCCGGTATAGCTCACGCTGAAGACTGAAGCGCCACCGTTGATGTGGAAGTCAAGCAGATTGCCCACAAAGCCGCTGGCCGTATTGATGCCGAGTTCGGTGCCGCCCGTATTCCATGTGGTCGGCTCGCTCGCGCCCTGGTCGATATAGACGCCTGGCGTCGAGGTTGTTCCGGTACCCGCCCAAGGCGCGCCGGTAAACAGCACGCTGGCGGTCGAGGCCGCGCCCGCGCTTTGGAAGGTGGCCAGCCCCTGCACCACTAACGTGCCGTCAAGGTCCGGGTATCCATACTGCGCCGTGCCTACCACGCCCGACGATACCTTTGTCCAGATCGTCGCTGCGCTTCCGCAGTTGGGTGCGGAACCTGTTCCACCCACGATCATCACGTTGAAGACGTTCGGCGCTGAAAGCGTTGCGCCATTTGCGCAGTTAATCACCGGGCCAGATACGTTTGCCACATAAGCGTCAGACATGTATAACTGTCCACCGGCGGAAACGTCGATTGCCGGGCCCGTTCCGCTGTTCGTAATGTTTGAGTTCGAAATAAAGAGCGTTTTTGCCCCGGCTTCGGTGATGAATTTTCCAGTTCCTATTACTCCTAGAAACAATGGATACGCACCCGCAAAAATGATGATATTGCCATTAAGTTGGGTGTTTGAGACCTGAGTGTTCGCGCTGAAGTAAATCGTACCCGTAATGCTTCCATTGGCCCAATAGGACTTCGTCGACCCCGTGTACAACATCGCGACGCTTCCGTCGGAGTTCAGCCCGTCAATGTCAAACGGTCCATTTAGGTAGAGAGCGTGGGCTCCAAAGTGAATTGTTGCTCCTGCGGCTTTCATGTTCACCGGCACCGCTGGGCCATTCAAATCTCCGGTTGTTGTATAGCTCGCCGGTGCAATGTCTAGCTCATAGGCCGCAGCGCCCGCCGTAGCCATGGCGGCGAATGCGGCATCTGCTGTTTTGAATGGCAAATCGATAGAACCCGTCGGCGTATAGCTGTCAGTGCGGTTGCCGTCGATGTAGTAAGTCACCGTCGGTGCCAATCTGGCATCGCTGGTCGCGGTAATAATGCCGCCGGTCGCGGCGGTCAGCGATGCTCCAGATCCAACCACCATTGCCGCCGTGGTGTTCGTGCCGCCAGTAATAGCTGAGAAAGCCGAGCTTCCACCACCTGAGATTTGCGCCCACGTGCCACTCTGGCAGCTATAGATTGTGCCCGGCCCCACAACAACTTCAATCGGCGCATTGCTAGAGCAAGCCCCCGTCGGCGCGGAATACACGTAGTCCACGCCGAAGTTGCCCACAATCACCTGCGCCGGGGCAATGGCGCAACAGAACAGCAGCAGCGCTAAAAAAAGTTTCTTCATCTTGTCACCAGCAAAGTCGTGGTCACTGGGTTGGTCAGCGTCTTCAGGTAAGCACGCACATATTTGGCCCAGAACTGCGGCAGCTCAATTCTGCCCACATAGTTTGCGTTCAGTTGGGCTGTGGAGTTGAACACGTTGATGGTGCAGTAGTGCGGGTCCTCATCGATGTCGGCGGTCTGGATATCGAGTTCAAAAGTGCCCGGCGCGCCGCTGAACATTACTTCGAATGAAGCGCCCCACGGGTAGTACGAAGCTCTGATTCGTTCAAGCTGCACGGCGATGCTCGCCGTGCCTTGAGCCACAGTTTCGTTCTGGAAGAGGAAAATCTGGCGATTCTCGCGGATTAACTGCGCTTGGCCGCTGCCTGGATAAATTGGCATATTCCGTTTCCCTTCTCTCTGGTTTGCCTTGAACTAACCGCTCATCGCGCTGTTCCAACTCACTTAGTTGTTCCATCCACCCAGGTTCAACTGGCCTTCCACCGTGGCATAAGGTTCGCCAAACGCGCTCGGCAAGCGCTGCATTTTGCTGAAATAGAGATCAACTAGGTGCCGGTCCATATTTGCCACCTGTTTCAGGCGGTTCGCATACTCCGCCCGCGCGGCCTGCATCAGGAACTGCCAGTTGGCGCCCGCGCCGCGCTCCATTTCGTCGCCTTTCTGCGACTCTTTCCACAGGTAGAGCATCTCGTAGGCGCGCAACTTGAGCAGTTCTTCCGTCAGTGGAAACGGCAGCGTATCGCTTGGGTTCACAAGCGTCGGCCAGTTCGCTTGGCAACTCCAGGTGTAAGGCAACTGCGTAATCGGGTGCGGCCATAGCTCGTAAAGCATCTGCCCATAAGTCGCGCTGCCCGCGCGCGTGTCCATCTGGTAGGGGACGACATATAACGGCTCATCGAAGTCGGTGCGTTCGGCGTCCTCATTGGCCAAGTCGGTCTGGGTCTTGCTCCACCAATCCATCTGGTTGTTGTTGGTGGTGTCGCGGATGTTGTGCCAGCGCTTGAACCCCGCCGGGGCAGCGTAATACGCCTGGTAAATCATGTAGCTGCCGTTCACCTGCGCAGGTTCCATCCAGGGCCGGTGCAGTGTCAGCACCACCGCGCTCGGGTTGGTCGCGTCCACCGCGATAATCGAATAGAGTGAGTAGTAGGGCACCCGGATCTGCTGTTCGGTCAAGAAAGGCCGGTTTGGAATAGCGGCAATCCATGCGGCTGAGGCCGTCGCGTCTCCTACCACGGTGTTGGTGAAGGGAGCAACGGTAATAGTTCCCGGGCTCAAGAAAGTAGTTGTCGGCGAGCCGAGCAGCCCTGGCGTCAGCCATCCGCCGGTTTGTAGTTGAAAGCTCCACACCTGTTCGTTTTGGATGGCAGACAAAGCTTCGTTCAGCTTCGTTTTCACAAGGCCCAGGTTGCAACCGGGAATACCGAGCAACTCTTGCGTCATGTTGAAAAATGCCAATTTCAACTCCCGTGCCGCTACTTGCAGCTACCAACCAAAAGCGGCTCCCGCAGATCGCTCCGCATGAGCCGCTAATGTGTCTCCTGGAGAGACCTCGTTGGTTGCATCTATTTCGTGCGCCGATGCAACTTTAAGCAAAACCGCGCTAGAACTGCCCTACGAAGCATCCAAGCTGCACTTGTTCAGCCGAGAGGTTGATTGCTCCGGCTTCCGTTCCGTTGGTCAGAAACCAACGCAGAGCCCAAGTCTGTCGCACGCCAGTTCCCGCGGGTTGAGGCCTGACGAAGTAGTTTCCGCTAACGCTCATCGCGCCCCCAAACATGGCGTCGATGTAGAGCCGCGGATCGCCCAGCGTAACCGGATCTCCGGTTGTCGGCACATACAAGGTTGGTCCGCTGCCGCTGCCGGTAAAAATCATGCGGCGTCCCACGTAGTCCGGATACAACCCTTTGCCAATCGCATTCAGAATCATGTTGTTACTCCTGGAACGCAGGCGCGGTGAGTTGGCAAACAATCTTGGTCGCCGCCACCGGGGTCTGCATGGCGATGCCCACCGTCGCCGGCAGGATGGTTCCACTTGCTGTCGGATCGTCCAGACCGGTAGAAGTGATGTTGAGCACATCGCCAATCGCCGGTGTCACGTTGGTCAGTGAAGACTTCAGCAACACAGTCGCGTCGCCCAGCTCCTGCACAAAGGCGTAAACGCCTGTTGTCGGGCTCTGCCCGGCAGAGATTGGGCAAAGGAAGACGCATTTGCGCGGCGAGTTCAAGGTCAGCGCCTTGTCGTACGTGGTCACGTTGTTGATCGGCCCTGCGTAGTTCGAGGCCGTCAACGACCTGAACATGCCAATGGTTCCGGTGGCCACGTTGGCCGCGGTCGCGCCGCTATCGATTTGCACAAAGCGGTAACGTCCGGCCAGCAAGGTGCCCACGGCGCTGTTCGAGAGCTGCGAGCCCTCTTGGTCGGTAATGTCGAAGTAGTCGCCAATGTTCAGGCCGCCAGCCGCAAAGGGCAGACCGGTCCGCACGTCCGTCAATCCGGTAGGCGAGGTGAAGGTGCCCCCGTTCAGGGCTATCCAGGTCGGTAGAATCTGCTGTAAGGGCATGTCTTCTCCTTGTGCCGTTATGCACTGAATCCGAACGCGTAGCAATTGTGCCGCGGCTGGGTGTTGTAAAGGTTCGTGCCCAGCCGCATAAACAGGGCGTCGATCGACACGTTGTTGGGCATCGGCGCGCGCCGTAAGCCAAAGTTCCAGCCCTTCTTGTTGGTGGGCCGAATCTTGAAGCTCTCCGGCTCCAGGAAGTAGATAACCTCAGATGCCTGAATCGTGGTCGTCGAAGGCAGGCCAGAACCGGTTGGGGAGACAGCTACGTTCACGCCGCCCGAGGTAAACTGCGGGGTTGTAAAAGCCACTGTGGTTGTGCTCTTTCCAACGCCGTCCGCAAGGTTGGTGTTGCCGGCCGCTCCGCTGGTAGGCGCCAGCTCGATGTAGTTCTGGGCCTGTGCCGATGGGGCGAGCGGGTCGGCGTAAATGTCCACGCCGTTGAAAACCAAGCCATCCCACTTGATGTCGTGGCGCGTGTTTGACACGTCGCGGCGCTGCGCGTCCAGGGCGATGGCCACGGCCTTGAAGCCGAAGACGTTGGTAATGCCCAGCGTCGGGTTTCCGCCGGTCACCTTGCACTGCGACCAGAGCTGCATCAGCACGGCAAAGTCAATCTGTCCGGTGCCGCCCGCCGAGGTGCCGCAATAGATCGGCGTCGAGTTCAGCGCCGTGCCAATGTTGCCATTGCGCGCCTGAGCGCCGTAGCTGGTGTAGATGTTGCCGTACACCGAGGGATCGATGCCGTTATTGAGCGCCTCGTCAAGGCCGTTGATGGTCTTGACGCGGTTGTCGCTCACCGTGGCGGATGCGGGCTGTCCATGGCGGAACGAGTCCATCTCTTGCATGGTGTTCATGGTCATCACCATGGTTTCCATGTAGAGTTGGTACTCGTCGACAATCCTCGACGGCCCAGAGTTGATCACGCCGCCGTTGCCCGAGCCGTCGTCCATCTCCCAGTCATCCAGTGGATACCAGGTGGCATACGCTTTGGGCAGGAATTTGATGCCGGTGTTGATCTGTTGGCGGGTCACGGTCACAGTCTGGCCGGGATTCACCGCGGCACCCTGGGTGCGTCCATACAGGATGCCTTCCATCATGCCCGCGCCGCCCAGGAACTCGTCCCACACACCGGCTCTGCGGAGCTTGGCCTGGAAGGGAGTGTCCACAAACAGGTTGTTGAACACCACGTTCTTCCGCACGCTTTCCAGGTTCGAGGCGTCTATTTCGTTGTAGAGCGGATCGGTTGGCACTGGTCACCTTCTTCGGAGTGAAATAGAAATGGCTCAAGCCATTTCCGGTCTTGAGCCATTGCTTGTTCCCGAAGGGGGCATGTGTCTCGATCAATCGTCTGATGCTTCCCGTCGAACGCTAAGCGGCGGTCGTCTGCTCCGCTGTCTCTGTCCTGATGGCCTGAGCAGTCGCCTGCCGGCGTTGCTGAAGCGTCAAATTCAATGGGTCTGGCCGCTCGTTTGCCTTCACGGCGCGGGCCACGTCCGCAAACTTGCTTTGCACGGCAATCCGCACATCCGGATTCGAGCCAATCTTCTCGGCCCACTTGCGGTCGTTTTCTTCAATCGCCTTTTTGCGCAGAGCCTGTTCTTCGGCCAGCTTCGCCTCGTAGGGCGCGGCGGTTTCCGCTCTCACCTTGGCGTCGTGGTCTTCCTGCGCTTTCTGGCGCAGAGCGGCTTCCTTGCCCGCAAAGTCGTATTTCCGGGCGACGTAATCGCGAATCGGCAGGCGGGCATTTTCGGCTTCCTTGGCCAGTTGATCGATAGGGTCGGGCAGGAACTGGCCATTGTTCAGGCGCTGATAGTTCTGCATGATCCAACCCATATTGCTGAGTCCCGCGCCAAGGCGCTGGTCAATCTCTTCCATGAAGGTCGGACTACCGGGCGTCGACCCTGGCGCACCGGCCACATAGCGTCCCTGGCTGTCGCGGGCCTGTACATTCTGCGGCTGGCCACTTTGCGGCTGAAAGGTCTGAGGCGTAAATCCCGGCGCTTCGGCAGGGACAAAGCCAGCGGCGCGCGCTGCTTCATTCTGTGCCCGGTAGAACGCAGCCTGGGCTTCGAGGTTGGCCTTTTCGGTACCCCAGTTGTTCAATGCGGGCGCAATGGTCTCTTCGTAGAACTGGCTGTTCGAGCGCTGCGCAATCTCAGCCGCTTCGCGCGCCTGAGCCGCCTGTTGTGCTGCCTGGTCGCTTTCCTTTTTTGCCTGTTCGGCGGCTTGGGCCAGGCGCGCAGCCTCGTCGTGGGCTTTCTGCGCAGCCTGTTCTTTCTGTTCGGCCACCGTCAACACTCCAGAGAACGCGCCGATCGCCTTGGCGTCCAGCGCCGCGATCTGTTCGTCGCTCAATCCGGATTGCTTCAGCATTTCTTGAACTGTCGGCATTTCGCTGTCTTCTCCAGGAGTTTTCAATACTGCGGTTGTTGGCCAATGGGTGTCGGTTGTGCCGGGCTCACCAGCGCCGTCTGCATCTCTTGAATTCCCTGTGACACTTTTTCCGCGCCCGCGGCCAGGCGTGGGTCAGCGGCAGCCATTTGCTTGGCTGTCTGAAACCAGCGCGCGAGCAGCATTTGCATAGGGCTTGCAGGGGCTTGCGAAGGCGGTGTTTGGGACGGAGGCGCCTGTTGAGAGGTATCCGGCACAGGAGCGCCGCCACCCGGGGGGGCGGCGGCGGCTTGGTCTTGCGGTCCTGGCATTGCTTGGGGTGTCGTAGCCATCTTGTCTCCGTTGGCTACGCCTTGATGGCCATCTTCTTGCTGTGGGGCTTACGTCCACCCTTGCGGCTCTTTGCCTTCTTCAGGTGAACCGGCTTCACTGCGGTAACGCGCTTCCGTTTTGCCATGACATTTTCTCCTTGGGGTTGAAATAGAAACGGCCCAAGCCGTTTCCGGGCTTGAGCCATTGCTTTTTCCCCAAGGAGGGGGGGCATGTCGCTCTTTGTTTGCTTAATTACCTTTAGGCCCTATCGTTTTTCCTGTCAAGTCCTATCTACAGACTTTTTTCGCCAATACCCAACAGCGGTCTGATTTCAGTCGACGCGGCATCTGGGATCTTTGTCCGTTGCTCGATGTTCACGCCTTGAATCGATCCCTGGTTGTACTGCACCACGAGTTTGCCGTTGGTCTTGGTCGCTTTCAGCAGTTCGTCCAGTTGGGCCACATCGGTCGGCAGCTCCACGCTGACTTCGGTGAGGTAATAATCCTTCTGCACTTTGATTTTGACTGCCATCCGTCCCTCCAAGAGATAGTTAACTGTCGCTACGATTCCGTCACCGTGGTCCGCGGTTCTCCGCCTTGTGCGCCTTTTTGCTTCAATCTAGGCGCTTTTGATCCAGAGGGTGGCCTGCCGCCCGCGCCTTTTCCGCCCCCGCCACCAGCGCCTCCACCCGCGCCCCCACCGCCGCCGTGCAACTGCGCCGGGTCGATGCCGAGCTGCTTCAGGAACATCATGGCCTGCACCTGAGCAATGATCTGCATCTTCTGCATCTCCACTTGCTCGTTGAAGAACTTTTCGCGTTCGGTATTGCCGGGCACTTCCCCATAGTTCTGCACGTCGAGCTTCTTCATCACCGTCGACCACGAGATCGGCGCTTGCCCACGCTTCAGTTGCAGGTATTTCAGTTGTTCCTGCATCTGGGTGATGCGCAGCAGCGTGCTCGGCACAGATGTCAGCCGGATCTGCTTGGCAAACCAGCGCGCCCGGGTAAGTTGGTCATATTGGGAGGGCCGGTCGGGAAAATTCCCCATGACCATCTCATCCGGCATGTGGCTCGGCACCAGGTCGTCGGGGTTAAAGTCAAAGATTTCCCGCGCAATGTTGTCCGGGCCCACATATTCCATGATCCGGCGCACATTGAACCATTGCAGAATCAAGAACTTCATGCGGTAGCCCACCGCCTTGTTGGCTTTTTCAATGCGCGCGGCAATGCCTTTTGCAATCGGTCCAATCGATTCCAACATCTTGTCCGCTGTCTCATTGGCAATGTTCATCTTCATGTTTTGCAGGTTGCCCAAGTCCTGCAGGCCAAGCTGGGCCTGCTTGGCGTCTTTCAGATACTTCAAGAAGGTGAAGTGTTCGCCGTGCACGCGCACTTCGTCGGGCAGCAGCGATTGCAAAATTTCCTTGGGTTTTCCGTCCACGCCGTAGCGCACATCTTGTTCAAAAATGTCAAAATGCTCAATTTTAGGTCCACCCGTTGCAGTGTGGTCGTAGCCAATCGGCGGGTTCAGAGTCACGGTGATCACGTCGTCGATCTTGCGTTCAATCTTCCGCGTTGTGTTTTCAATCGACGCCACATCGCCCACCAGCGAGCGCCCCAGCGGTTCCCAAGCCCAATCGTCCACGGTGTACTGGATCACCGGGATTTTGCCGTCCCAGTCGAAGGTTGGCCCGTCATACAATGGCTTGTCCATGCCGCTCGACGTAATAATCAAGCGCAGGTTCGGATACACGCGGCAGTCTTCCACCATGGCTGGCCGGGTAGTCGGCATTCCGTTTGACATTCCACCAAAAATCGGCTGGCCGACAGACGGCACCTTATAGAACCAGGTCGTGCCCACGTCGCCCATCGGCAGCTCATAGCCGGTGGTATTGATGCGCAAGTCGCGGACGAAGGTATAACGGATTTCGCAATAAAGGTTCCCAAAGCTCCGTCCCTGGTTGCCATAGCGATACCGCTCGGCATAATCCACGCGCTTGGCCTGCATTTGGGTTTTGTAGTTGCGCGGTCCCACCGTCTGCAGTTGGCCTTGGAAGAGCGGGAAACGTCCGTGCGCCTCCGCAATGGGCATGTAGTCGTAGACGGTCACGGCATAGGCATCCTGCACGTCGTTCGAGCGCGGCATCTGCACCGGAACCACGTCCAGCAGGCCGAGCGCGTCAAACACCATCCTGCGTTCGCCGTAGCCATACTCGTCGGCCCGCACTTTGGGCCACAGGTAGCCAATGCCCATCACGCTGGCATACTGCAGCACCTTGAGAATTTGGAAGGGAAAATCCGATTCGAGATAGACGCACTTCGAAACCTTGGTCAGCATCTCCGCAATCTGTTTGAAGGCGGGAATATCCGAGCCGTAGCCGGCGATTTCACGCACCTCGGCCAGGGTCTCGCAGAACTTGCGAATGTCGTATTTCAGTTCGTTGGTGACTAGCGTGGAGCGAGATTTGTCGCGAAAGATGGCGTCGAAGATGCGCAGATTCCTGCCCAGGTCCCGATAACAGGCTTGGCCTTCAAGAAAGCCTTCGCCCTCTTGAATCTGTTCCTCGACCCAACCGACACGGGTGCTCGGTGAAGTTTCAAACCGTGGCACCTGCCAATTGACAGTTTCCAGTTCCACTCATCGTCGCTTTCCCCTCGGTGGGGCGCTGCCCTAAGCAACCTCTGCCACAACGCGCATAGGCAGTCCTTGCGCGCATAGTAGGACAAAGCACATCAAGCGTCTACAGCATTTTCCGCTTGGTGGTGCCTGGCTGCGTCCAGCTCTGCGTCTGTCCGCATCCTGCTGGCATCGTTTTTCCGTCCTTATGCCAGCGTCCTCAAAACAAAAGCCGGTTGATTCCTTCTTGCATTTTGCTGGCATGGAGCAATGCGCCTCCATGCCAGCAATCGCCGCTCAGCGTCCATGTTCGTAAGCTTCGCTGTGCAGGTAACTTTCGCGCTTGAACTTGGTCTTGTCTTGCCGCTTGTCGTAGAGTTCCAGATGCCTGCGCAAAAATTCCCGGTTCATTTCGTTCCGCGCGTTGGCCATCAGGTTGAACATGTGCGAGCGGAGTTGTTTTTTCATCGGCCCTTCAATGCGTTCACGCTCTTCGTCTTTGGCTTCTTCGGCAATTCTTTCCTGCTTGCGCATCTCGTTCGACCAGAATTCCGCGGCCATCGCTGTTCCGCACACAATCTTTTCCCAACCCCACGGCGCCGGGTAATTTTCGGGCAATCCCATCGTCAACTGTTGGTTGATCGGATTCCGCCAGTAAACGATCTTCTTTGCCATCTGCGCGCTCATGGGTTTCTCTCCGAGAAACAGTTTTCAGTTCTTAGTTCGTAGTTCACAGTTACAAAGCCCGGGGACTGAGAACTATGAACTGTGAACTATGAACTGTCTTTTACTCCCAATCGCCTACACCTACGGCATTCAGCCGGCAGCGTGCCAAACTCAGCGGCGGTCCTTTATCCTGTGGCAGCGCATAGCGCTTTTGCGCGCGCTCGGCCAGCACGTCAAAATCGTGCGCGGTAAAAAACGACTGCGCCGCCGCGCGTACCCTGTCATCGTGCTGTCCGCTGCGGTGTTCCAGCTTTGAGGCTCTTCCGGCCGCAACGTGACGTTCCAATGTCTTCAATTCTTCGATCAACCACTTTGAGGCTGGCCGGTACCATCCTCCGTTCACGGCTTCGGTAAAGCGCGTCATCAAAATCGGCACGCTCCACACGTTCGAGTACCAACCTTCTTTTTTGCTGCTGTTGTCCTTGATCTTCTTGCTGTCGTAGCGCCGGGGCTTGTGGTGATAGTGGAAGCCCATCAGCTTCAGTTGGTGCTGGCAGGTATCGCCGGGCCGGGTAATCTGCTCCACGCAGAACTTCACCCCCCGCGGGTCGCGCGTGTTTTCGCCATACCAGGCCGCCACGCATGCCGCAAAACCCACAATCTGCGCAGAGTTGATCCGATTCGACACCAGTTCGGCAACCTGATAATCGAATTCGTCGTTAAAGCGGTTTCTCGTGACTGAAAGGCAGCTGCGGTCCTCATCTTCTTTGCCCAATCCGTCGGCGGTATCGATGCCGATGCTGTAGTCGTAACCGCGTTTGGGTTCTTCAAAAACCAGCAGTTTATCAAAAGAGTCGGTTTCCAGTTCTTCGTCTACCGGCTTCAGCGGCACCAGCACCCATGTGTAGGTTTGGCCGCGATGCGAGCACCAGGTAACGCGGATATGTGCCTTGTCATAGTCAATGTTCGACTCAGCCGGCTCAAAACCATCGTCGATCGAGTCTCCGGTGATCGCATAGGCCTGTATCGGTCTTTTCCTTTCCTTGCTTGGGCTTTGCAGGTCGTACACGTGATCTTCAATTTCCTGAATTGTTTCAAGATCGAACACACTGTCGTGAATGCCGGTCAGGGCCTCGAAGTCGTCCGCTGGCATCTGTGCCAGCCAGATTTTCTGGCTGTGGTTCTTGCAGGCTTTCAAGTAATTGAACTGCCAAAACCACTGCTGCTCGATCGGCATTCTCCACTGTGCGCCCGCCACCTTGGCCAGGTAGGGAGTATTGCGGATGTAGAGTTCGCAGCGCAGCACGTGCTTGCGCGTCACCTCTTCGCGGCGGTTATAGAAGTTCTCCGGCACTGGAAACTGGCGCAGCCAGGCGGCTTCGGGATAAAGGTCGGTGGCCATCGGCCAGGGAATAAAAACCGGGCAAAGATCGTGCAAGCCTTTAGGAAAATCTTCTTTTGCGGCTCTCCAGGTTTCAGCCAGCCAGCCGGTGTTGCCGCCGCCGGTGCCTTCAAAGACCATGAAGAGGTTTTTGGTTGCGTGGGTGGCGCGCAGCAGTCCTTCTTCGATTACCTTCTTCGGTTTGGGAATGTCGGCCAGCTCCGAAACATGAATAAGCGTGGGCGTCCATCCCTGGGCAATGCCGGTCGCCTGCATGCCCGATTGAATAGAGAGAACCGAACCATTGCTGAATGCGCCTTTGGGTAGGCGTTGCGGCACCAGCCACCATGGGCAGCGGTCGTAGGCGGTATTCAAAATGCGGCCAATCAGCTCCGATTTGTCCGATTGCACCGAAGCCATTACCGCCTGAGTGTGCGGAATGAAGAGCATGCGCTGCAGAAACTTCAGCGCCGTCTTGGTGGTGATGCCTACCTGCCGGGCCTTCAGCACCAGCAGCCGGATGGCTACCTGCAGTTCGTCGAAGCCAGCGATCACCGAGTCGTAGACTTCTTGCGACTTGCGGTTTTTGAATTTGAAGATGGTGCCGCCCTCATCGCAGACGTAAGCGTAGCGGCTTTCGAAATACTCGCTGTCCAGGGCGCACAGCACTTGCTCGTTCTCAATCCAGCGGCGGATTTCCTCTTTCCGTTTTTGGCTGATGGTTTTGATCAGGGTGATGTAGGAGGAGCGCGAGTTCGACTCCATTTTGATCAGGGAGTCGATGTAGTGCTTGAATTCTTCTACTTGTCCCAGCGAGTGGTAAACGGGCATCCAACCGTTGCGCAGTTCAAACTCGGCTAGGTTCGATTGGATGATTCGCTGGCTATACATCCTTCTCCGCAACGGCAAAACCAGAGTTCACGCAGACTTGGGTGAGCAGGGCAGGTCAGAGCGGAGATACGCGGCGCGCCGGGCCAAGTTTGCGGTTTTACTCTGGTTTTGCTTCTTTTCAGCCTTTGACAGCGGACGTTTTCGCCGCTCGCTTGCCCAGGCCGTGCACGCGCTGGGTCATCTTTTTCAGCTGAACCAGCTTGGTTTTGCTGCTTACTCTTTTCGGTTTCGCCATGACGTTTCTCCTTGGGATTAGGTGCGGCCATAAACAGCAATGGCTCAGGCCATTGCTGGTCCTGAGCCATTGCTTATTCCCAAAGGGAGGGCATGTCGCTCGCGTGATTGCTCTACATCTATACCGAATTCATTTTTGCGTCAAGGCCGATTTGTTTCGTTCTCTGACCACATCCAGCGACTTGAAGCCCACGGCGATCCCCGGCGGCAAGGGAATGTTGCCGTCGAGTGGCCGCCACAGGTGCAGGCAATAGGGGTGATTGTTGATCCAGGTTGACTTCGGCGGATGAAGCTGCATTACCGGCTCTTCCTCATCCCAGAACAAGTCTTTGACGAAGCACATCTCTCTCCAATAGGGGCAGCGGTGACGTGTCGAAACCGAAACATGTTCCCAGGGAATATCCTCGTGCGCATCTCCCGGAGAAGCAATAATCATCAACCGTTCGTAACACGGTCCGGGAATCTGGAAGGCTCCAAAGTCATCGCCCGGCTTTGAGCCCCATGGCCCGTTTCTTACCCTGAACTGATCGAGCAAAGATGGAAACTTCATGACAGATCCTCGCCGGGCTTCGCTTGGTATTGGGCTTTCAATCGCTTCACGTAGTTTAGAAGCGCCTCCAGAACGGCTGGCTCCAGAAAGACGCAGTTGGTTTTGTTTACGCCGTTCCAGGCGTACAGTTCCACTTGCCAGCCATCGAAGGCCGCAAAAAGCCCATCGCCAAGGTAAACGTCGTGCTCATCGTATCCCGCCATCATCCCTCCCACGGTTTCTTGAACAGTTCCCAATGGCTTAGGTAGTCGTCCAACACCGCCCCGGTACGCCGCAGTGCTTTAACAACCGTTTTTTCCGGGAAAATCACGCCCAGGTAAGCGTCGCCGTCATTTTTCCATGTGCTGTCGGCCAACCGGCCTTCGGCATCGAGATTCCAGGCATGATGAAACGAAATCGGCAGGTCGGCTTTCAGCGCCTCGCCTTCCACATAGGCAAAACCATGGCTTAAAGTCAGATCCAGGCTGTTGACAAAGCATTGTTTGGCAGCGCCTTCCAATCCCAGATGCGGCCACGGGCATTTGGAAAACCATTGTCCGTGCTGCAAGAGAAAGTCTTCTTTTCCTAGATAGTAGAACTCGGACCGCCATCCCGAGCGCATGGTTCTCATCATGTCCAGCAAGCTGACCAGTCTTGCCTGATGCTCGTTCAATTCGTCCAGGCGCTTGGTCCACTCGGTTTGAAAAACGGCTTTCTTCATCCCTCCAGCAGCCTTTGCCGTATCGGAATCAGTTTTTGCTGCATCTCGCTCGATGGTGGAAAGAGCTGGTCGAGATCGTCGTCGCCATCGAACACCGGCGCGCCGGTCGTTTCGCCGGTATCGTTCGGCTTCGTGCCGCCAAACACGGCAACCTGCTTGCCGATAAAGGTTGGTCCCTTGGCTGAGGGCAGCCAGCCGGTACCGGTCAAAAACATCGAACGGTCTTTCTCGCCGCTGGCCATCTTCGCGTATTCAATCGTCTTCTGCATCACGCTGGGGTGTGCCGCCCAGGCCAGCATCCGCACGGTGTTGGCGGAGGCCGCCTGCAGGGCGAACATGATGGCTCCGGTCAACTGCTGCAAGTCGATTTTGGCTTTAATGGCAATCGCTTCCCAGGGCAGCAGTTCGCGGTCGAAGGCGGGCAAGGAATCGTATTTCTTCAGGAACTTGACAATGGTTTCGTCGTCGACGGCAAAGCGCATCGCATCCAGCACCGCTTTCAAGCCGCCTTCAGCCTGCTTGAACATCGGGGTAATCCGGGGCGCTTTTTCCACCTGTTCCGGCTTCACCTTCAGCCGTTTCAGCGCCGCTGCTGTCCGGTTCGCTTGGCGCAGCGGTTTGGGCACCGGCAAGGAATTCGCGTTCGCGCCGGCCGATCCATTCGCCTTCCGGCAGGGTGAGCCATTCTTCGATCGGCTCTTCGCTGGCTCCCTGGTCTTCGCGGATGCGTTCTTCTTCGGTGAGGATACGAGAGTAAGCGGCTTCCCGCCACTCTTTCGGTTCCGGGAATTGTTTGGCGAGTTGTCTTTCCAGCGTGTCATGGATACCTCTGAGCGCTATTCCAATTGCTTCAAATGCTAGCACGAGGCGTTCTTCCCGCTGTTCGTTCATGGCTATTCCTGTCTGTCAATTTCGCTTGGCCAATCTGGCGCAAGCTCTTGCTCTTCGCTTTTCCAAGTCTGTTCATCCTGCGTGGTCTCATTGAAGGGCAACTCCGGTCCCATGCGCATTGAGCGCTCTCGCGGCGTTTCCATGGTCGGATTTTTGCAGTCGTTGTGCTCCACGGTATAGGTGATGGAGAACCATCCTACCTGCAGTTGGTGCCAGCGATGGTGTTTTTTGATTGGCTGGTGGCATTTGCGGCAGATCCGATGGTGTTCGTTGCGGTTGTTCAGCCAGGCTTCCAGCCGTTGCCGCCATGTCTGCTTTTTCCGCTTCACTCTTCCGCCTCAATGCCTAGCGCGCGTAAAAACTTTCGATCCTGTTCTGTCAAGGCCAGAGTGGGCGTCTCCTCGGCGCGTTCCCTGGTTTCAGCAAAAATCTCGCGCAAAATTTCCAAGCGTCTGGTCCGGCGCTTTTTCTTCAGTGCTTCAATTTCCGCGCGTCTTTTATCCGAGAGCGCCATGCTTGAACGCTTTCTCAACGGCCACTCCTCAATCGTGGTTGCGCGGGCCGGTTGCCCTGTCATCAGTCATCCCACCAGGCTGATGGCAGGTTTTCGGTTGCCCACCGCCGGCCCGCGCCCTCTCCGGAGGCAATTCCGGAGAATCGGTCAAGCGAACTGGGTAATGGGCGTGAAGCCGGTAATGTCGGGGCTTGGCGCCGCCACAATGGTGAACGAATCGGTTTGGGTGGCAACTGTGCCATCCGCGTTGGTATAGCTGATGGTGAGGGCGAAGGTCGCGCCCACGGTTGCGGTGGCCGGGATGGCGACGTAGGTGCTCAGGCCGGTCGAGTCGACGGTGTTCGGCTGCAGCGGGGCATTGGTGGTGTCGGAGCTGGTCCAGGCGGGCGGGGTCGCGGGGTTCGGGACAGCGCCAGCCGGAATGGTGGTGGTTGAGAAGCCGGGGGTAAAGCCGGGCGCGATTGGGACGAGTGCCATGGAGTCTCCTCTTTCGGTGATCGGCGTAAAGCCGGTAATGTGATTCAAGGGTCTTTCCAGGAGCCGCCGGATGTCGCGCAGAATTTCCACGGCATCCCGCAGCGTCTTGCTATCGGCACGAATCGCGGTCAGCATCTCGCGCAGCAGGGCGTTGTGCATAGGAGCGCCTTTCCGTGATTTTCCTTGCGGCGTGGCCGGTTACTTCGGCTTATTGGCGTTGCGGGTGTACGGCCCAGATTCCTGCTCCCTCAAGCCGCAAGGGTCGGGAGCTTTTCGGCTTACAGGTCTTCGCCGGTGGCTCCGCCGTAAGCCTTTTTCGCATAATGGCGTTTCTTCACCACCACGCGGCCTTCGTCGTCCTTGCTGAGGGTGGGCACGTCCTGGCCGCTGCGTTCCCGCACCACGTTGAGCCGTGGTTCCAGCGGTATCTCGACCTGGGTGTCCACTTTCTTTGCTTCGGGGTCCTCAACGGCCTTTCCAATCGTGATTCTGGCATGGACGTTTTCCGTGTCCAGGCCATGCAGGTTCAGTTTGATGTCGATGGTTCCATCGTAGCCGCCGGTGTAGGCGTCGGTTTCGCGCAGGCTGCAATCCGAGCGCAGCTTGCTATGAATCAAATCGAGCACGTCGTTGATGATTTCTTCACCGGTCAAGCCTTCCACGTATCCTTCGTCTTCCACTATGCCACCTCTCCCGATCCATAAATTGTACGGTGTTTTTCTACCTCATTCGCAAAAGCGGCGGCGTCGGATGGCGTAAAGCCCAAATCGCTTACTTCCATGCCCCAACCCTCGTAGGTTCCGTCCTCGCCGCAAAAAAAGTGGATTGTTCCGGTCGATTCAAGCAGCAGTGACGCCAGTCCGCCGGGGGCCGGTTCGGTAACCCTGATGGTTCCAATCAAATTCAGGACCTCCAGGCGGCCGTCCGAGCGCACCACCTGGATCTTCATTGCGTCACCCTTCCGCCTTTGTGCATTGCCTTCAGCGAGGCAAACCGCTGCACGGTCCGGGGATGCGGGGTCACCAAGCCGGCTTTGATGTACTGCACGTCGCGCCGCGAGATGCCCAGCACCTCGGCCAGTTTCACTTCGGTAAACAGGGCCTCCTTCATAAAGGCCCGCCATTCCTTGGCCCGCAGCTTCCGTTTTCGCAAGTCGTCCTTGGTCGGCTTCGGCTTCGCCATCTTACGGTTCCTCAACCCAATTTCCCGCACCCTTGCCAAAATCGAGTGCAACTTGGCGGCTCATTTCCTCGCCCGTTTCCTCATCGATCAGTGGCGGCAACGCTGGATGGTTCAGCATCGTATCCAAGTGCCTGCGCAGCGATTCGGGCGTGGTTAGGGGCCCGACTTCGCCGTGGGCTTCGAACATCTGGCCGTCGCTGCGCAGTGCGCGGAGAAACTGCATCTCGCCCAGTTCTGGCTTTCCGCTTTCGTCCCGCTGTCTCAAGAACGGCACCGGTTCCATCCATTCCGTGCGCAGCCACCGCAGAGGTTGGTTCGGCGTTTCCATACGCTATTAACTTGCTGCTTAATTTGCGCGCTGTCAACACCCTTTTCAGCAGAAGCCGCGTGTCGGGGCGAATAGGCTCGGCTGCTGCCGCGCACTCTCAAGCAGTGGCAGGGTGCAGCTAAACATCGTTGCGCTGGTGCCATCGAACGAACTTGCTCCGGCTTCGGCCGCAAGCCGGATGCGCCGCCGGGTGTTGACGCGGCCAATATGGTAATGCCGGTTCATCGCGGCAGCTAGTATTCCCCAGTAGTGCATCGTCTTCAACTTCCATTCCGTCGTCCCGCCTAGAAACAGGCCGATGTTCGCGTATTGCCCAAGCACCTGCCGAACGCTGAGCGGATCCATGCCGTCCTGCACAGGGAGCAGAATCAATTTCAAGCAACGCATTTTAGGAACCCATGCAAGGGAGAACTCAAGGCTGGCCATCCCGCCTGCCACGATGTCGGGAATAACTACGAAATCGGCGCTGGCTCCATGGTGCTCCATCAGCGCGGAGAAGGCGGTTTCGTCGAACGGTTTCTGTTGCTGGAAGGCAGTCCACGCGCCGTTGTCGATGCCGAACTTCAAACCTTCGCGCGGCAGCGGATTACTTGGCGTCAGCAGTATCCGCCAGCCATGCAGACGCAGCGCGGCAAGGTTCCTTCGGCTTCCCGTGTTCGACGCATAGGCAATCACTGCCCATCACTTTACTCCAAGTTCTCGCACGTCATTTCCCAGGCGCTTTTTCCGCCACGGTCGACCTTAATCGCTCGTTATCGTCGTGCAGTCCCTGCACCACATCGAGAACCGCAGCCACATGTAAGCGGATGCTGCTGAACAAAGGCAGGCATCCCAAGGCAGAGGCAATCTCGTGGATCTGCTGGTTGCCGGCTGTGATCAACCGCACCAAGCCCGCTATCCGCGCCTCCGCGGCATCCGACTCCCGCCGCAAGCGCCGCACTTCGTCCATCGCCCGCTGAGCCAGCCGCCAGTCTTCATTGCCATCCGCATCGGCACCCGTTAGCCGGTAGCATTCGGCTAGCATCCCCTGGAGCTTTGCAACCGTCCTTTCGGCCTCGTTCAGCCGCTCGTTCAACGTGTTGGCATTCCCGGCGACATGCACGATCTCGGCATCCTTAGCCTCGATCGCCTTGGCGTGGTCCTTGTATTCCACCCATTGGCCATCCGGCCGCGCCACAATGTATTCTCCACTAATGCCGTCCCGCCCGTACCGCCGGATCTCACTCATGGCTGGTCCCTTTCTCGGAACTTGGTTCACCGGCCAGAACCAAACGCCGGCGCTCCGCATCCCGCAGTTCCTCCACCTCATCCACCAGGTGGTGGTAAATCTCCACCGGCGACTGGTTGTAGTCCTTCCCTGCCACGGCCTTCATGTACTCGTGCCCAATGTTGGCCATGTCCGCCACAAATTCCACGCCCTGCCCCCCAAGTTCAAACTCCAACTGCGCCCTCAAAACCTCCCCTTCCCCCTCCGGCCACCCCAACACCGCCATCCGCTCCCTCAAAAGCGCGTTCACCGCCAGCCGGTCCATGAAACGATACGGTAAGCAGTCACCATTCGCATCCTCCAACTCAATCTGTTCGCTTAGCCGCAACCACTCCTCATCGGTCGGATTCACATGCAGATCGTCAGGAATTGCCATTCTTCACCCTTTCCGTCGCCCGCTCCAACGCCGCAATCAACGCATCCTCATTCGCCACCCGCCCCGCTCCACACATTCCCTCCCGCCAGTTCACCAACCCAAACGGCCACCCATTAAACTGCAAATATACATGCCCGGCCGGCACCATCGCCCCCTTCGAACACTTGCACGCCTCCCCATGCGGATTGATCGCAAACCACCAACTCTCATCCACTTGCCATTCAGTACATCCCACCTCCCCGGCGATGTTCTTCCACCCCAACGCAATCCCCAACTCGCACACCTTCTCAAATACCTCCGTCATCGCCCCTCCACCTTCCCACCCTCAACCGAATCGATAAACGCCCGCGCCGCATCGTCATCCCCAAAACTCTCAACAAACCGGCTCGCCTCCCCACCACCCACCTCAACCACATCGCTGTCCCCCTGAAGATGCGATATCACCAGCCGCCGCGGCCGCTCATATCGCCCCAACCTCTCCCGCAACCACGCGTTCTCCCCCCGCAACCGATCCCGCTCCTCCACCAACGCTAAACACCCCTTACACCGCTTCCCCATCCCACACCCCTCGACATACCCCGAAAACCGCAAACCACAAGCCCATGGTTAAGTTGCGCCTCGGCGCTCTTTTACGGTTCCCAGATATCTTGCGCTTCTTTTAGAGCGTGTCAAGCATAAGTTGCGCTTCAGAGACGAAATACGAGGAAAAAGAAGAGGGAAAGGCGTCGATGCCGTCGAGCCGGCGGGGGTGCCCGGACAACTCCCGCACCACTACGGGCCTATAAAGACAGCGAAAACAACAGTCTGACACAGCTTGGCTGGTATTCTCGCAGCCACACGCACCAATTCTGTAGAATTAGCAACCGCGCGCCGATTCGGTGCGGATGTGCCGCGAATTCAGCGCGCATTCATGCCTGAAGCTGGTCTCTCATTCGTTCCAACCGGCCAATCGCGCGCACTTGGCAGTCAACGCGCGCCACATTCGCAGACGATTCGCGCGCTATTTGCGCCCGCTTGATTGATAGCGCTTGATTGATAGCGCTTGACGCCAAAAGTCTTTTTTCTCTCCGCATGTTTTTGTTTTGTCCTATTGTCGTATCTCGCAACGTTTCGCACGTTAGTGTCTGGCGCATGTTTGCGCGATGGTCTACGCGTGGTGCGCGTGGTGCGCGGTTGAGTGTATTGGGAGAGTGGAGAGTATCTATGTATAGGGAAGTTGTATACAGGCCGGTTTTCCGGAATGGTCGAATCGTGGCCGGTTTGGCCGGTTGCGCATTAGTCCAGAGTCCGGACTCTGCGAGACGTGGCGCGCGTCTTGTTCGCGTCTGCGAGAATCGGCACGGTTGAGAGTCGGGACGCATCTATATATAGATGGTGGGATACAGCGGTTTTCCGGATGGTCTGAGAATCGACTAGTTCCGGGCAATAGTCCAGACTCCGGACTGTGCCGCATATCAGCCGAAAATAAATTACATTTATTTGCAAATATGTATTGACAGGTACATGAGAGTCACAGTAAGGTAAAGAAGTTGGATCAATCAAACCCGTTCCGAGGAGATTCCAGAATGAACAGCTTCCGATATGGCCGGTCAATGAATGGCCAGTTTCAAACCGCGCTAACCGTTGACGCGATTCGCGCAATCGCTCCATCTGCATTCGCTGAATCTGCGCATGAATCGCGGTCCAGCCGATACACTTACATTCCCACTTCCGAAGTGATTACCGGCCTAATGGCACAGGGTTTTCAGCCATTCAAGGCTGCCCAGTCCCGCTCCCGCATCGAAGGGAAAGCAGAATACACAAAGCACATGATCCGGTTCCGTCATGCGGATAGCTTGGCAACCGCGAATCCCGAAGCAATTCCCGAAGTCGTTTTGGTCAACGCGCACGATGGAACCAGCGCTTACAAGCTTTTCGCCGGAATCTTCCGCATGGTCTGCACCAATGGCCTGATCGTGGCCGATAAGCTGGTCAGCTCTCTGAACGTTCAGCATAAAGGAAACATCGTTGACAACGTGATTGAGGGATCATTCCAGATCATCGGCGACACAGTGAAAACCCTTGGACGCGTGGACGAATTCCGGCAACTTCGTCTGTCCGATGGCGAGCAAAACGCGTTCGCCGATGCCGCGCGGGAACTGCGGTTTGCCGACTCCGAGGGAACAATTTCCACGCCGATCACTGCCGCGCAGTTACTCGCACCGCGCAGACGCGCAGACATGGACGAAAATGCCGCTGTATACGGCAGGCCGGGCCATGATCTATGGCGCACACTCAATACCGTTCAGGAGAATGTCATTCGTGGCGGTCTCACTGGTGTTCAGCGGTCCATCGATGAACGTGGCCGGCAGACGCGCAGACGCGTGACGACTCGCGAAGTCAAAGGAATCGATCAGGATGTCAAACTCAACCGCGCGTTGTGGATGCTTGCGGAACGCATGGCGGAACTGAAGGGCGAACGTATCGCAGCCTAGTCGAAACGGGCCCGCAAGGGCCCGTCTATCGGGAATGGTCTCCCGGTACTGAAGAGACAGACCAGAACGGACAAAAGAGGCCATGGCCGAAAACACCGTGACAATTGCTCTCGCACCGTGCACGTATCAGGATGGAATGGTGATTGTTGCAATGGGATGGAAACCTATTGCGACTCGCACACTTGCACCGGACCAGAACGCCAAAACAATCTGGGAAGCAGCCGAACGTATGCACCGCGACTATGACGGCAACTTTGACGGCAAGGTTACCGTATTCGTGCAAGGAAAGAAACCGCGCGGATATGACGCACTGGTCAAGTCGAATCTTCACAAGCTGGAGTGTCATCGGGCGCCCGTTTGGGATGCGGTCTAGCAAACTCGAATCAGAATTCCATCGAACCAGTGAGGCGCGCAATGATTGAAAACGGGAAAATCTTCGGAGAGCCGCAGAGGGCAAACGACTGGTTAGAAAAATCACAAGGCGAGAAAGCTTCCACTTGCGGCGGCAAAGTGGTAACAGCCATTCCCATTGTCATTACCGTCACGGACGGCGCCGACTGCGGAACCTGGGCCGGATGGCAATGGTCAGACGGGTTCAAGACTTTCGCGCGTAATGCCGCAGACCGCTGTTTCCGACTTGAGGGCGAAAATGAAAATCAAGCCTGAAGATTACGCCACATTGCGCGCCATGATTGAGCCAGTTATGGCGCGCGTGTCAGTCGCGCAGTACCGCGCGGTGCATCCTGAATTTTCTGACAAGCGCATTCGCTGGGATTACTTCCATGCGGCCGGCCAACCTGCGCTTAGGTTTCTCTGCGATACGCTCTACCTGTACATGAACGACTCGCATATGGATACAGCGCTGAAAGCGATTGTAGGCGTTTAGCGCTTTGATAGCAGACCAAACCAAACCGGCAAGCTGAGGAATTCATGAGAATTGAGAGCACAACTCACAGAGTCAAGAGCATTCGCGGCCACGCTGCTGGGTACGTGGCCAGTTTTCAGGATCTCCAGACTTATCCCACTCGCGAGACCAAACCCGAAGCGCTTTCGGATCTGGCCAAGCTGGTCGAATTCCGATGCACCTATGAGAGCACTAACGTCAACGTGGTCACGGTGCGCGGTCACGTGGGAATTTTTACCTATGGGCTGAATGCTCACGTAGACGTGCGTCACGTATGGCCAGACGGTCACGTTTCACACTCTGGCGGGTCACGATCATTCAAGGATGAAGAGAATTCATTCCGTCATCAAGTGGCACAGCTCACATGGAACGGGACCCTAGAAGCGCCTGATTTTCTGCCGGCGTGTCTGCATCGCGAATTCCTAAGCTGGTGCGAGTTTCAATTGCGGTACCGATACGCGCAAAACGTTTTGCAGCTCGACCACGTGGACGCGCACCGATACGCGTGCGACTCCACCAAACCGTGGGCGGCACAGACGGCGGCCTGAGCCTGGCCCGCTTTGATAGCGGGTCAAATCGATCTTTGGGAGTGCGGAAAATGGCAACGGTTATCTACAATTGCAAGCGCTGTAAACGTGGCAAGCGGGCCGATTATCCGCTTGGGAACGCGAAACAGGGATTCTATCGCGTTGACACTGCTGGCAACCGCATTC